TAGATTTCCATCTCTATCAACAGCATCAACTATATTAACATTAATACCTAATTTATCACAAAATTGTTGCATTAACTCATGTAACTGTTCATCAGGTACTCCTTTTGTTTCTAATTGTGATGCTTTATTATCTTTATATTTTTGTATAAGGATTTTAGTACCACTAGGCATATAACTTACTTTAAAATGATATTTACCTTTATATTCAGTTTTAATATTTAATTCGTCAACCCATTTATCTAAAGCTTTTTTATTTAAATTACTTAAATTTTTAAGTTGACCGTCAGCAGCTAATAAATTATTATCTTTATATAATTGTTCATTACCTTTTACAAGTACATTTTCTAATAAATCATTATTTAATGTAAAAGCTGTTTCAGTAGGTGCTAATTCTTTCCAACTATTAAATTCACTAATAGTTGGAATAATATTATCATTACTTGTTTCTTCTTGCCATTTGTTAATTAACATGTTAGCTGCTACAGCGTTATTTAAACTTTTAGCTATAGCTATATAATTTGGATGATTTCTATTTATACATTTCATATTTTTATCCTTTAAAGCATTTTTTTAAAGTTTCACTTACTTCTTTTTTTAAATCTGATTCAGTTATATTAGGCGATTTTATTAAAACAGCACTTATAATATCCATACTGTACATTTTAAAATCTTCAACATCATTGATAATATTAGTATCACCTGTTAGCATTATTTTTTGTTTTAATTCTAATTTTCTAGTTACACTTAAACTATTATAATAACTAGCTAATTCTTGAACAATTCTCTTTTTTGCTTCTAAAGGTAAAGAAGTAGGTTGATTATTTTCAACTGTTTTATTAGTAGTTTTTTCTAAATTAGTAGGTTTAGTTATAGTTTTTTGCAATGGTCTATAATCTTTACCTATTCTAGTTGAACCTCTAGGTTGTAAAGGTCTATATAAACCTTTATTTATAATATTACCATCAGCATCAGTTTTTTCTACACTTACCCAAATAGTAATACCTTCTTCTTTATTACCAGTTTTAACTGCTTCATTATTTCTTCTATTTTCTGGTACTGTTAATAAACCTGTATTAGGATTTATAACATAATAATATTCAGCAAATCCATTTTCATAACTTACATTTTTCTTTAAAAAAGGTACTAATATTTCATTAGTATAATTATTTAAATAAAACAATGTTTTAAATTCTTCAAAATCTAATTCATTCATGTTAAAATTACTAAATAAATTAGAAATGTAATTTTTAAAACCAAACATAGGTTGTCCAGTTTGTACATTTTTATTAATATTTGGTAATACACTTAAATATGATAAAGTTGTAGTATTAAAACCTGACTGCATTATTTGAAAATCAAATAAATCTAAAGCTAACTGCATATCTAAATTTATAATATCTTTTATATTATCTGCTATATTATCTATTTCTTGTGGTGATAATTTTTTATTATTAATTTTTAAATTATCTTTAGTTTCTTTTAACTCGTTTTCTGTATTAGTCAAAATAGGAACAATTGTTCTTAAATTTATAAATTGAGGATTATTTTTAATAAATTTAGATAATCGTTTAGGTAATGAATTTTCACCTTTAAATAAATAATCATATTTATCAACCATTTTACCATTATTAGTTTCTGCTCTTTGAAGCATGTAAGATAATAAATCTTCTTTAAATAACATAGCAAGTTGTACTTTTTTTTCATTTTTACCCCATTTTTCTGAAAAGTTGTTATAAAAATTTGTTATCTGTTCATCTATTTCTTGTGGTAATCTTTGAGTTAAAAATAAACTATTCCAGTAATTAGTTGTAGCTGATACATTATCAATAAAACCTTTTAAATAACTATCTATATATTTATCTCTATTTACAAATAATTCATTATCTTTAGCTTTATTATATTTATTAATATTAAGTTTTAATTCTACATTATTTCTAAACCCTTTTGTGTCAAATGAAACTGATGATTGAAAATTACTTAATTCATTACCTAATTCTTCATAATTTAAAAAATCAGCAAACACTTGTGCTTGATATTTACTATCATAACTTAATAATTGTTCTTTAGTAAACAACCATGTGCTTTTATCTTTTACTTCTTTTTTATATTTATCTTGTAAGTTCTTTTTTATTTCTGATTTTGATAAATTACCTTTTTGTATTAAATCTACATACTCCATTAAAACAGGTTGTGATAAAAAATAATATACATTTTCAGATGAAACTCCTAATCTATTTAATAACATTGCTGTATTTATAGTATCGGAATTTAAATTTAATACAGGTAAAATATCTGGATTTTTTTCTATATCTACTACTACTGAAACTGTTTGTCCTAATGTAGCAGTTATTAAATTTCCATCTGTATCATTTATTTTACCTAATGGGTAGTTACCTTTATCATTTTTATCAATACCTTGAAAATTAATATCTACAGGTTTATCTTTAAATATTCCATTTAATTCTAAACCTGCTATTTGACCAAATATATGATTTTTATTATGTAAAGCAGCCATACCAACTAAACTTTTACCATACCAAAATTTATTTTTTAAATCAGATATAACTTTAAATGAAAATAAATCACTTAATTTATAATCAGTATAATCTTTTTCATTTATACCTAGTTTATTTTTAGCTTTTCTAATATTAGCTACAACTACATCTTTAATTTGCTTAACACTATTAGGTTGTAAATGTTGTATTTTTCTAAAATCAGCACTTACAATACCAATTGATAATTCTAATAATCTATTTTGTAAAGCTCTAGTTCTTAAATAACCATTATTTAAATTTTCTTCATTATATTCAATATATTTATTGTTTTCATCAAAATTAGGATAATATATATTAATCTTGTCAAAGTCAAAATCTGAACCTACTTTAGTTGAAATTCCTGATGGTACAATAACTGTATTAGCATAACTTTTTGGTAAGAAACCAACTACTTCTATAACATCTATAGAATTTAATTGTTCTGTAGGAATCCTAAAACCAAACATTTGTTTAAGTTTACTATCATATTTATCAATAGTCATAGGAACACCTTTAAAATAATAAGGTAAATAAACTTGTATTACATGTTTACCATCTTTATTAGTATAAAATTCTAAACCATTAGCTATATAAGTATCTGTTTTTTCATCATATTTTCTAGCTTGTAATTCTAAACCAGATGAAGGAAATTGAACCATAGCTTTACCAAATCTTTTTTGTGCTACTATTCTACTTTCAACTATAGAAGATAAAACATTTTCTATTTTTTTATAATTAACTAAACTTTCTAATACTATATCATTAGTTTCATTTAATTCTCTTAAAGCTTCTTCTAAACCTTCTATGTTATTTTGTGAATGTCTAGTATCATTAATTTGTGAATATAAGAAATTTTTAAATTTTAAACCATTATTTTTAAATTTAGTACCTTGAGCTGTATGTACAATATCTAAATCTTTTTCTAACTTATGTCTAATACTATCAGTTAATTCATTTTGAACATTTTGATATTCTTCTACAGCATCTTTAATTGATATAGTTTTACCATCAACTACAATATTTTCATCTACTGCTACACCTTCATTATAAGTATTACCTAATTGAATAACTGCTACTTGAGAACCTGCTGTAACTGATTTTTTATCATCTGTTATTTTATTTTCAGTAATAATACCTAAAGTTTCTAATGGAACATTTACTATATAATTAGTATCAATTTTAGCTATTTTACCTTCTTTATCATAAAAAGGTTGTAATTTACCAGTAGTTTTATTCTTTTTTGCTCCTACTTTAGTAGCTGAACTAAACAATACTACATCTAAATAAACACCTTGTTTATTTAATTCTGATATATTGTCCATTAAATACTTTAATTGAGGATATATTAAATTACCTTTATCATCTTTTTGAGTTAAACTATCTATTAATGATTTTGAAATTCTTAAAAAAGCTGTTTTACCAAAAATAGGTAAAAAAGTACTTCTTGATTGACTACCATTAATTAAAGGTTTTAAAGGAGGTGTAAAATAATTATCATCTGGTTTTTCTCCATTGTTTTCTTTTACCCAATTATCATTTTCAAACTGCTCCCATCTATTAGACCTAAATCTAAAATCTCTATAAAAATCATCAAATACTAACCCAAAAGCATCTGCTTCTTCATTATTACCATATTCTGCAATATATAATTCTTTTAATTCTTTTTGTGCTGCTCCTACTGTATCAGCTAATGATGATTTAACATCTTCAACTGTAACTAAAGCAAAAGTATTATCTAAATTACTATCTCCTGTAACAGTTCTAGTTTTACCATCTAATCTAGGCATATTTTTATCCATCCACTGATTAACAGTTTCATCAATAATTAAAGGTGTAGTTTCACCTACTGTACCTCTATATCTTTTTAACATATCAATCATATCTACTTTATCATTTTTTACTTTAAATAAAGCAGGATGTCCAAATATAACTTTAGTTTGTTCTATATTACTAATCATATAATTAGCCACAAAACCAGCTACTATAGTATCACTATCAACCCCTTTACCAAAAACATTATCTAAAACATTTGTATTAACAGGATTATAAGTTTTTGTTACAATATGATTATCTTTTAAAAATTCTATAGTTTCATCTACTAATTGATTTACATAATCAGTTATATCTTCAACTTTAGTTTTATCACTTTTAACTATATCATTAAATAATGTAATTTTACCTAATTTATCAGTACCATTAACAATATATTCACCTTGATTAGCTTCATCAGGAATTAAATTTTTATCTGTATCATAATAACTTACTAATCTTTCAACTAATTCAGCTTTTATGTTTTCCATACTTAAACCTTTAGGGTCTAAATATAACATATTTCTATTATTTTTTTTATTAACAATACTATATGTTCTTGCTGTAGTTAAACTAGATGTAGGTAATAAAGGGAAATTTCCATCAATTACTGATATAAATTCTTGTTTAAGGAAATCATTAAAATGTAAACTACTTGTTTCTTCACCTTGATTTATATCATCAGTAATACCTGTTAAAACACCCACTTCAACAGTATGTGTTTTATCTTTTACTACTTTTAATATCATTGAATCAGTAGCATACATATCTCCTTCTAAATGAGAAGGGATAATACCGTTTTTTAAACTGTTCATAGTATCAGTAAAAAAACTATTATTTTGTAAACCATGTACTGTTACACCTGTAGCTGTACTAGCACTACTTTCAACAATTTCTGGTGTTAATTGTGCAGCTAAACTTAATACTCTTTTTAATCTAGCATTATCTACTGTACCATCAAAAGCAGGTATTAAATTATTATCTTTTTGTAATTGTTTAACCCATTCTACTAACTCTTGACCAAAACCTTTTATATCATTTATTTCATCTAAATAATTATTAAAATATTCTATACCTAAACCACTTAAAACTTGAATTGCATTTTCTACTGTAGTAATTTTATATTCTTGTATTGAAGGTATCATTTTTCTAATACCTTTATCTATCATAATACCATCAGTTGAAGTATTTATAATATTTAAAAATTCTTGTTTTAAATTATTTTCTTTTTTAGTAGTATTACCACTAACAGCTTTGTATTTTATTGTTCCTGTTTTTTTATTATTTAATACTTCTTCATATTTTAATGTTTTAAAAAAATTGTTTTTATTTTTAGCAAACACTTCATTAAAAGACCTAAATGGTTCTATTTCATTCCAACTAAAATCTTGTTCCCAAACACCTAATTTTTGTACTACTTGTTGAATTTGAGCATCACCACTAGATTTTAATTTATTCATCATTTGGTCATAACTTATTGAATCTGCACTTAAATTAGCTATTTTATTAACTAATTTAACAAAATCAACTGCTCTTATTTCCATTTTACCTGTTTTATCATTTTTAACAGTTTCAGTTACACTAGATATAATAAACTTAATAGATTTATACATATTACTAGAAACACTTTTTGTAAAACTTTCTTTATAAGAACTACCTTTAGTATAACTTTCATAAGCGTTTATATCATTATTTTCTAATTTATCATTATATTCACTATCAGTATCAAAGTCATCTACTAAAAACTCATTACCATCTTTATCAATACCTATTTTTCTAGTTTTAGCATTAATACCTAAACTTTTTAAATAAATACCATGTTGAGCTACCATAGCATCTTTTAATTCTTGTTTCATAGGTTGATAATAATTATCAAATATATAAGTATAAAATGGTTCTAAACTATTTATACCTTCATGTGATAATTTATATAGAGCTTTTCCTTTATAAGCAGGGTCTAACAATACTTCTGTAAAAAAAGCATGTAGTTGTAAAGCTTTATCATGTTGAACAGAATTTAACATCATATAATCCATTGAAGTATTTATCATAGGTTGATTTTTAAATTCACCTCTTTTTATACTTTCAAATAAATTGTATATATTATCATTTGTTTTATATTGATTATTTAAATTAAATATTTTACTTATAAAATCAATAATTTTATTAAATAATGATTTTTCTATTGTAGGTATATTTTTACTACCATCTAACATATAATCCATAAAATCATCTGCCAACATTTCTTCTGTAGCTTTATTATTACCATTAAAACCAGTTCTTTTTCTATATTCATCATATAGTTTTTGTTTTTGTTCTGGTTTAATCATAAATTGTGAAACTCTATGAAAAGCTTCATGAAATTCAGTACCTTTTTCAGCTAAACTAGATAATAATATTCTACCATCTTGTAAAATTCTACCACCTGCTATACCATCAATTAATTCTCCATTTATTTCTTCAAAATCAATACCTAATAAATTAGCTAAATTTTGTCTAGCTTCATCTAAATTAATTAAAGTACCATTATTACTATATACTTTATCTAACAAAGGTAATTTAGTTTTATCAACAATTTTTGTTTCTATTTCATCAAAATTAATATTTAAAGCATTTACAAATGGTATAACTTCAACTTCTTTTTCTTCAAATTTTTCTGTTATTTCAACAGCATTAAAAGTTTTAAGTAAATTTTCTACTTGTTTTTGACCACCTTCTTTTGTTAATACTTGATTTAATATATTAGTATTATGCTCTGCTGTTTCATTATTTTCTATTAATATATTTGTTAATTTATCACCTTCATAAGTTAAAGTAATATCTCCTTTATCACTACTATAAGTTTTAGTTGTTTTATCATTAGTTTCTGTAGAAATTGTTTCTGTTAAATCTGGTTTTGTAAAATCTACTTTTTTAACACTATTTTCAGTAGTTTTTTCTCCTGCTGCTACAAAATCTTTACTAAAAGCTATACTTCCATTAACAAATCTTCTAATCTCACCTTTAGTAGCTATATCTGCTTGCGAAGGATTAATATTTGGTTTTACCATTACTTTTAATGGTGCTTCATTTATCAGATTACCTTGTGCATCTTTAGTACCTGTTAATAAATAATGTTTATAACTAGGATGATTGTAAATTTTTATTTTACCGTTTTCTAAAACAGCTTCTTGATATTTTTTATTATTTACATTAGCATTAGTATTTACTTGTAAAGGTTTTTGTAATAAATGAGTTATTATTGATTGGTCTAATTCTCCAGATAATAATTCTTCTACTTCTATAAGTTTATCATTTATAAATAATTTACCACTTTCAATTGAAATAGGATTAATACTTTTAGAGTTTAAATATACAATATTTTTAATATAAGTAAGTACACTCCAATCTGTATTTGTTTTTGAAGTATTGCTAGGATTTAATACATTAGCTGCTTTATGTTTAATTTCATCACTTCCTATTGTTTCATTATAAGTTTTAATATACTGTTTTACTAAAAACAATACAGTATTAGCTTCATTAGTATTTAACTTTCTAGTTATAGCTGTAGTAAAATTATTATCACTATTAGTATCTTTAATAACAACATGACCTAAAGGTATATCAACAAACCTTTTTCCTTTTTGTACAGCTATAGTAACTGGTACTATTTCTATTTTATTAGTTTCTTTATCACTTAAATCTTTAATTAAGCTACCTACAATTGTAGTTGGCTTATCATTATTAACTGTTCTACCTCTATTTAATTCTGTTACATTAGTGAAATAGTTTTTATTAGGATTTTCTTTAATTAAAGTTCTAATTTTTTCTAATTCTATTTGAGCATTTTTTATTTGTTCTTTATATTCTTTTGAACCTTTTTCAAATTCACTAGAATAATATTTACCTGCTCCATTTGAAAAATTTAAATTTTCTGATGTTCTTAAATTAGTACTTACTGGTAATCCATTTAAATAAGTTATAGGTTTTCCTGTAGATTTATCTATTAAAATAAGTCTTATATTATCAACATTATCATATTGACTATCATCAGTTATATCATTAAATATAGAATCTTTTTTACCTTTACCATAAACACTATCATTTATATGTACAGTCATTAACTGTAATTGTGATGGTTTATAATTATGACTTTCATGTTCTAACCATCTAAAAAAATTATTTTGGTCAGGATTAGGATTTAATGTTTTTACAGCTTCTTTGTTACCAACTTCTTTATAAGTAGGTAAATCATTTCCTGCTGTTAAAAACATTCCATAAACAGCTATATCTTTACCTTCATCATAATCTTTAGCTTCACTTACTAATATAGTTTCTTCACCTTTATTTACTACAGTTTTAACTCTTTGTTTATTAGCTAAAATATCACTATAATCTTTTAAAACTTTTTCAAATCTTTTAGAATTAGTTTTTAATAATTTATATTCTTTATTATCGTTTATTTTATCTATTTCTGTTTCTAAAGCTTTTATTTCACGTTTTAATTTATTTAATTCATTAGTATATTTTTTTAAATCAGAATCTTTTATAATACCTAACACTTCTACAAAAGTTTCTATAAATTCTGTTTGTTCTGCTTTACTATTAGTTTTATAACCATCATTGTAATTTTTAAACCAATTAACTAAATCAGTAGTTGTGTTAATACCTTTATCATTTAATATTTGATTGATAATATTATTTTCACCAATCATATCATATAAAGATTTTTCTATAAATTGATTTATAGCTTCTAGTACTTTATATAAATTACCTAAATATTCTTTTTTTTCTTTTATAGAAGTTTGTAAATCATTAACTATATCTTCTATATCTTTTATTAAACCATTAGTAGTAGTTAATTGTTTGTTATATTTATCAAAAAATTCAGATTTATATCTTACACCTTTTTTTTGTTTAGCAACAGATATTTCTTTTTTTAATATATTAATTTGGTTTGTTATTTTATCTCTTTGAGTTTTTAAATAATCTAAACCTTCTAATACATTACTATAGTTAATTTCAGAAGCATTAACTTCTTTTTCTAATTCAGTTATTTGATTTTCTAATTCTTGTTTTTCTTTTACTAAAGCAATTACTTCTTCTCTAGTTTGTTTATAATTATTACTAAATAAAGATAATTTTTTAGTTAAAACATCTAATTTTTTATAAGCGTTTTGTAATTTAGTAAAACTATTGTTTTCTATATTATTAATACTTCTATTTAAATCTTCTCTAGCTATTTCTAAAGCTTGTATAGCTGCTTCTGTTTTTTCAATTTCTTGTTTATTTATTCTATTAGTTCTAATACTATTAACAGGATTTATTTTAACAGTAAATGAACCTTGTTCCCCATTTTCATCAATTTGTACATACTTACCTTCATTAGCTGCTGTATTTGCTAAAAAATCATCTAATTTTAAATTAAATCCATCTTTTGATTTTAATACAGTTTTATCATTTTCATCTAAAGAAAAAGAAATAGGTACATTACTATTATCACTCCACAATTCAATTTCACTAGAATCAAATCCATCATTATCTTTTATAATATTATCATTATAAAAATCATTAGCTGATTGTGATTGTAAAATAGCATCTTTTTTTGATTGAACTAATTCTTCTTTTTTAGTAGCTGAAAAATCATCTATACCTTGATTAAACTTTATAAGATTATCTGTTTTTCTAACTTTTGTAAACCAATTTAAAACTTCTTTATTTTCTTTTATAATATCTTCTTTTTGTTGTTTTAAATTTTTATATTCTACTTGTTCACTAGGATTTAAACCTTCTAAACTTTCATATTTAGATTGTCTGTTACCTAATTGTTGTAAATCTGTTTCACTATCAAAAGTAGTATTATCTATAAAAGTAGTATTTTTAGCATCTAATTCCAATAGTTTACTATTTATTTTATTTAATTGATGTTTGTTTTCTTCATAATTAAATAACTTTGTCGCAGCTACTTTTTGAGCATCTTTATTTAAAGCACCTAATGTAGGGTCAGAATTAACATTATCTAATAAATTACTATAATTATCAATTTTAGTTAATATTTCTTCTGTTGTTTTTCTACTATCTTGAATATTATCTACAGTTGTATTTAATTGAGTTGCTAATTCTTCATTAGTTAAATCTTTATATTCTTCATATTTAGATTTTAAATCTTCAATCATACCTGCATTTTTATATGATTCTACTTGTCCAAATAATTGTAAATTATTTAATTTATCCCAAGTTATAAAATCTTTTTGTTTAGCAGCTATAGCTTTTCTTTCTTCAATTTGAGTATATCTATTTAATCCTGATAAATACTCATTATTTAAAACAGTTCTTCCTTCTGCATCTTTTATATATCTTTTAGTAGGGTCTAATTTTTCTTTTTCATAAATAGCATTATTATTATAATCTGTAGCTATTGAATTAGCTATTTCTTGTTTTTGAGTTTGTTGACCTATAGTATTAATAGCAGTCATTCCTCCTCCTAGTAAACCTCCTAGTATAGCTGCTTTTTGTCCTTCTAAAGTAGATATAGATTTAGGTAAATCTCCTATAGATTCTGATAAAAAATTTAATATATCATCTGTATAATCTGTTTTATTATATTTTAAAGCTGCGTTTTTAGCTACTTCTTGAAAAGAATATTGTTGTAATTCTTCATAAGCTTCACTACTAGACATTTTACCTATACCCCATAAATAATTACTTAATTTTTCTGCTTTACTTAATTGTTTAGCAGCTAATTTTTCTCCATCTTTAAATAACAATTTTGTAGCATCATCAGTTACATTACTAATAACTTCTTTTTTACCACTTTTACTAAAAGCACCAAACATAGAAGTATATTGTTGATAATCTAAAGCTGCTAAAGCTAAGTTACCTAAAAATACATTATTAGATTGAGAAATAGCTATTTGTTTAGCTTCATCTTCTGAAACACCACTTTCTATTTGTTGTTTATAAATTTCATTATAAGTTTGATTTCTTTCCATAGCAGATTCTCCTAATCTACCTACTATAGCACCAACTCCTAATCCTACTTTTTGATTTATTCTTTGAATATTACCAATAGTGTTTTGCAATTTAACTAAATCTATTCCTTCTGCTGCCATAGCAGCTTTTTCAGCTTGTGATAAATTACTTAATTGTTTTAATGTTTTAGCTTCTAATAATTTAGAAACAACACCTGATTCTTGTAATATTTTACCACTTTTACCTATTTTACTTAAAAATGTAGCACTTTTACTTAAACTACCTATTAATTTCATAGGTATAAATTGTGAAGCTAAAAAAGCTAAACCTTGTACACCATCATCAGCAAATTGTCCTGATGTAAGCCAACCTGATATTGTTTTATCATTAAGTTCATCTTGTGTATAATATAATTCTTGATTTTGTAATATATCTTCATGTAAAGTTTCTATACCTTTCATTAAAGAGTTATTTGTCAAACCTTCTATAAATCCTTCTTCTGTACCTATTTTAGATAAAGCATAAGGTAAACTAGCGATAGTACCAATTGTTTCTGCTGCTGCTGTACCAAAAGTTGCTAATCCTCTACTTAAATTTCTAGCACGTCTTTCTAAAAAACTTTGATTTAAAGCTAAAGGTTCATTTAAATTATTTAAAGAAGTTTCTCCAAATAATGAAGTGTCAAAACCGTAATCTTTAACTTTACTTAAATTACCTAAATCAGGACTTATTGTATTTTTAACTACATTTGATTTAGGGTTGTAATTATCTATAGGTATAATACCTATTCTTCTTGATTTTTCTGGTGTTTTTGGCATGATTAATTTAATTCTATATTACCTATTTCTGTAAAAATTGCATCAATATCATTAAATAATAATTGATTATTATTTTGTTGTTTTACTGATTGCCATCCATTTGGAGTATTTTGATATAACACATATTTTCCTGTATATTTACCATCTTTATTTATTAAATTGTTTTTAGATGAAGGTTCAATTGCTCTAGCTATTTTATATTGTGCTACTTTTCCATCTGCTGCATTTTTACCGTTAATAATAACACCTTTAGATAATTCTGGACTATTACCAATTTCTAATTTATAAGCATCAATATATTCTGGCATTTGTTTTTGAACATAATCAAATTCTATTTGTTCTTTTACAGATTTATCTTTAGTTTTATCATATAATTCTTTTATACCTCTATCATGTACTTCTTTATTTAAACTAGCATCTATTTTATAAGAAACTTCTTTACTGTCTTTACCTTCTCCAACTTTCAATTTAATTAAATAATAAGGGTTATTATTAACTGTACCTAAACCATAAGTTTTTTCTATTACTTTTATTTGAGGATTATTATCAGAAGCATCTATTTTACCATCATTTACTAATTTAGTATAAACATTAGCATCTTGACCTGCTATTTTATAATTCATAGGATTACTTTCAATACCTTTAGCTATATTATTCATCTGTTCTCCTATAGCTGTTCCTTCTGCTTGAATACCATATTTTAAATCTACTTTATTTAAAATTTTAGAATCCTTTTCTTTTTCATAGTTATTTTCAACAAATTGAACTAAATCCCTACTATATACTTTAGGGTCTATTATTTCTCCATTTAAATATTTTAAAGTAGCTTCTGTAAATTTAGTTTTTGAAGAAGCTGTTATAATACCAAGTTCTCCATTATCTTGATATTTTCGACCTTTATTATCAGTATTACTAAAATTTTTTAAATAATTGTCATATTTTTCATTAATTTTTAAATTTTTATTTTGTTGTACATCATTTAAAAATCTTTCACTATATTTTTTACTTTTATCAGCTTTTATATAATTATCTTGAGCTTCTTTATAATCATTATAATATTGTAATAATTTAATACCATCAACATTATATTTTTTAGATATTTCTTCTATTGGTTTATTATTATAAAAATCTTCTAAAACTTTATCTTCATTTTCTTTTTTTACTAAATCAGAAATATATTTTCTACTTTCTAACATTTGATTATAATTAGAAGTTATTGATTGCTTTTGAATATTTATATTTTCATTTTGAGTTTTAAAATCTTCACTTATATCTTGATTACCTACTTCTGTTAAAACAGTATTTTCAGAAGCTACTTCTTTATCATATTTAGATTTAAGACGTAATTTATCATATTCAGTCATACCATCTAAATCATATTTAAAATTATGTATTTTTAATTTTTCTGCTGTTGTTGCTAAATCACTATGTAATAATTTTTCTTTATAAAATTGTTTTTGCAAATTACCGTTTAATAAATTATTATTAAAATTATCTTCTTCTTCTTTATTTTTAAAATTTATTTTTGGTGATACCCATTTTTGAAATTCTTTAGAATTAGTTATATCTTTTATATTTTGTTTATAAGGTAAAAGTTTTGCTTCTCTTTCTAAATCCATTTGAATTTCTGGTTGTTGAGCAGCATAAGCAGAAGCTAATTGATATATTCTTTCTGGTGTTCTTTCTTCTCTAGCTAATTTAACAAAATAATCATAACCTTTTATATTTTGTATATTAGGTAAATTAGCCCATTCTTGTTTAGTTATTTTATCTGCAAAATCACCTATTATTTTTTGTCTATCTTCATTTTTATGGGGTAAATATTCTTGCCAATTATTTAATACAACTTTACCTTTTTCATTATATTGTGGATTATTTATATAATTTTCATTTAAAGATTTAATAGCTGCAAATTTATCATTTTCTGTTAAATCTTTCATTTCTGAAATTTTTTTTATATTTTCTTGATATTGATTATATCTACTAAATATAGGATTATAATTTTCTTGAAAATTTTTAATAGCTTTTCTAGCTAACCTTCCTCTATTTTCATAATCTCCTACTCTAGCAGCTTCATCTATCTCTTTAGAAGCTAAATCAAAAGCTTGTTTATAAGCTTCTTCATCACCTTTACTACCTTTTATATATTTCATACTATCTTTAGCTTCTTGTAAAGCATCATATTGACTAGCTGTATTATCATAATCTTGTTTAAGTCTATTTTGTAAATCTGTATATTCTGCTGTAGCACCTTGTACATAGTTGCGAACAACTGGCACGTAATTTTGTTTATTTACATAATCCATGTTTATAGCGTGTTTAATTTTTGCAATACAAAAATAAAAGAAAAAAACCAAATAAAAAAGGCAAAAAATAAATAAATATTTTTTGCCTAAAACTTAAACTGTATGAAAACTGAATTAATTTTTATTAACAATACATTTTTCCTGATTTTATATAACCACCTTTTTTAACCGTATATTTTTCTCCTGTCATTCTTTCAAAATCAGAAGGAGATAAACTACCATTTTCTACCATTTTTCTTATAGCTGCTGTACTTCTATCTGCTGTACCTCTACCACCATCCATTTTAGCTATAGCTAATTTTTGCTTTTCAATATCATAAGCTTCTTGTGTAGTTCTATTATGTATAAAACCTGCTAAACCTGTATTTATAGCATTTTGTTTATTAGTTAAAATAGCATTTTTACCTTGTAACATATCAATAGCATCAGCATTAGCATTTTCAGCTACTCTATTTTTATAATCATTACCAATACCAATATTCATATTATTAGTTTGTAAATCTAAATTATTTTGATTAACTACTGCTTTATTAGTAGCTTCTAAACCTGCTGCTGTTAAATTAGCTAATCTAGCACTTGTTTCATTGATATTACCAGATTTTCTAATCATATCAGTTTTAGTATTAGCTATTTCATTATTAATATTTTGTTTTTCAAAACTTAAATTATTAGGTGCTTTTATATAATTAGGTGTAGCTGTTTGTCTTTTAATATTAGTACCTTGATTATCAGCATTTAAATAATTAGCTGCTGTTACTCCTGTATTTAATAATTGTTCTATAGGTATATCAACACCTTTTTTATACATTGGTAAATTACCACCTTTTTTATAAGCTTGCATATTTTCTCCTTCTTCTTGTATTCTTTTAATATTTTCTTGATTTTCAAAATTAGCATTACTTAATTCATCTATTCTTTTAATCATTACATTAGCTGTTTTAACAGTTAAAGCATCTTTAGAATTTAAGTTTTTTTCATACTTTCCTTTATCTTTACCTAGTTTTTCAGCTACTTGTGCAACTGTATCTGTAGGTTTAAAATTATATTTATATTGTTTTAAAGAATTAGCAAAATCATCACCAATAACTATACTATCAGAATTTACTATTTCTCCACCTTTACCATTAACTCCTCCTTGTTCATGTTTTTTACCATCAACTTTATGTATATCAGAAGCTAATTGATGTCCTGCTTCCAATTCAACATTATTACCTTGTATTACTTCACCTTGTTCTACTTCATACTGTGGTTTTATAACATTACCACCTTTTTTATACATCATTCCTGTTGTACCTTGTGAATTAAAACCTTGTGCTACTAAATTTTTTTGAGTTTGTTTAGCATTATCAAACATACTATTTGAATATTTTTTATTACTTTCTGCTAAAGCTTTTAAATTTTCGTCATTTTCCATACCAGTAGTAGCTCCTCCCCAAATAGCTCCTAATCCTGCTCCTATAGCTGTACCAATTCCTGGTGCTATCATTGTACCTAAACCTGCTCCACTAGCTACTCCACTTAATGCTCCTACTCCTACATCTTTTTTTTCAAATTTATTACCGTACATGTCAGTTTGACTTGTAGTAGTAGCATTTTCTATAAAAGGCATAACTATATTAGATACACCTGTTATTGCATCCATATTACCAAAACCTACACCAGATTTAGCAATATTTTTGTTTGCTAAAGATTTCATCCATGATTTATCATTCATAGATGAATTAAATGTATTACTTCCTTGTAATGAAATACCATTACCATATTTAGGTAATAAATTTTTATAATTATAAATGCTTTTTAAATATTCCATGTTTTATCTATTTATAGGAGTTATAATTGCGCTAATTTGCAATATATGTATTTCATTTTGATTTATATTGTCATAAGTAAATTTTACAGCTAACCACTTATCTTCCAGAGGTCTAATTTTTTCAAAACTTTTAGACACATCAATTAAACTGGAATTTAGTTCAGAATAATTATTAATAAAAGGTACACCAGAGTTATAATTAGTATCAACTAAATAATCTCTTAACTTATTATAAAACCATTCATTTTTTATATTTCTAGTATTAGCATCAAAATAATTAGTAAAGTTAAAAATAACTACATTTGTATCAGGTGTTGACTGATATGATGTAAAAGCTAAAACTTTTGTAAATGTTTCTTGAGGTAATAATCCTCCACTATTATTAAAAACTCTAGTTATCCATGATAAATTTATAGCTTGAAAAGTATCTGAATTATGATTAATTACAGGTACAATATAAAATGGATATGGTGTTGCTGATTCTGTTCCACTATCTACATTTATAATTGTTGTATTATCATATATACCTTTATTACTTTGATTTAATTTAAATATTCTATTATCCTGTGAAACACTAGTTTGTTTTTCTTTAAAACAAAATATTTCTGTTCGGCTATTAAAATATTTATTAGGATAGTAATCATGAAAAAAAGTAAACTTTTTTGCATCTAAATCATAAGAAATAGTAAACCCTTTATTTATAAAATATGTAACATTGTCAAATGTAATCTCTTCGTTATTATTTAATATCCATCTATTATTTAAATATTCTAAGTAATTTAAACCTATTGCTATAGAACCTGTATCAGTTAGAGTATATGCTTTTTTAGTTATAATTAATCTTCTAAATTCATTATCATATCCTACAGTATAACCAAAACCAAAATAAGGATTATCATCTGTTACTGTTACATTTGTCAATGATTCTAAAATATTAGTATATTTTAAATTATTATACATCCATCTTTTAAAACCATTATTACTAATTACTTCTATATTAAATCCTCCTCCTGATTTACTTAATATAAACATTATACCAGATTCCACATCTATACCAAAATAACCATAAGAGGTTAATTTACATGAAAATCTATGTTGAGTACCAAAATTACCTTCTTTAGAAGGTAATAATTCATAGGCAGGTCTTTCAAAAATATTTCCAGAGCCAACAAAAGCTGTTGAAGTATCAATTTTTAATTCTTCATTACCTACTGTAAACATTAAAGAGTTTTCTGTATGTATAATTAAAGTTCTATCATAACCTTCTATGTTGATAATCTTGCCTTTATTTCTAGCTACTATATAATAATCATTTGCTAACCATGTTCTCCAACCTATATCTAAAGATTCTGATTGTTCAGCTATATTTCTATTAATTTTGTAAAAATCATCAATAGAAAATTCTTTATTAAACTGATAAGGTATTAATGTACCTATGTTATTTATACTAGAATAATCACTGTTATATAATGTATTAACAACTATTTCTTCTCTATTTATATCTTTAATATAATCTGCTGCTGATTCTGGATAAAATTTATTAGTTGGTGTATTATTATCACTACTTCTTAAAGCTATATTTGCAGGAGTTTCACATACATGAGTAAATATATTTCTTAAACCTTTAAAACCATCAGCATTTACATATAATTGATGTGAACCTGCACCTCCCCAACCTGATGTATGAAAACTATAATAATTAGTAAAATTATCTCCTTTATATATAGCACTAGAACTATTTAAAGAAACATCAAAATATATGCCTGTATTTACAAGTTTTTGGTTATCTAAACTATTATAACAATTAACATATAAATTCATTAAAGTAGTTAGATAAGTTCTATATTTAACTGTATTCCAAAAAGAACTTTGTTGAAACCAAGAACCTATATTATTTACAGAAGATAATCCTACATTAATAGGCATATATTTAAAACCATTAGAAGAATCAATATCTAAAAATAAAGTATTTTCTAAAGTATTGTTTTTTATAATATCGTCTATTACATTATTTTCTAAATATTTATAACTATTTATTTTTCTATATCTAACATCTATGTTATTACCTAAATAATTTATAGCATGTGTAGATATAGATTCTGCACCAGCTTTTTTAATATAATTAATTTCAAATATAGCTGCATTATTACCATCTATATGTCCTCCATTACAATTAGCTATTACTTCATAATCCCAATCAGATATTAACATTAATTCATTAGACACATAACTAGGATTTATATCTACTCTATTTTTAAGTAAATTTAAATCATAAAATCTTAATAAAGTTTTATCTGTAGTTTTTGAGAAAACACCAGTTAAACATTCAGTTGGAGTTACTGGTGTACCAAAATTAGCTCTAAAATTAAAACCACTGCTCCAAACTATAGGATAAGTATTATAAGTAGAATTATCAGCATCAAAATCACTACTTTCATATAAAACTATACTTTGTCCTACTACTGTAGAATTATTATAATCTCTTTGAGCATAACTTATAAACCAAGATTTAACAAAGGGTCTTATAGCTGTAGGTATATTAACATTAGATACTAATATTCCTAATTGGTCTAATTGAGAAGTACCATATTTATTAAAATTATATACATTTTGTTTAAACCAATTAATAGAAGGAAATCTATGATGTCTTACTTTTTGTCCTCTTAAATCTTGTGAGCCACTAACAGGAGCAAAATCATCTGTATTAGGATAAAATTCATCTTGATTTTCCCAAAATCCAAATTCTCCTATAGCACCACTATTTGAACCACTACCACTTACTGAATTTAATACTGATGTATCTTCTAATTGAAATTTTAAAGCAGATAAACCTTGATTTGTAGCTAAAGTAGAAGCTGCTCTATAACCTGCTGATGTTATAGCTGCACTATTTAATCTATTATAAGGTATATGAAATCCTTCTGTTACTGTTCCATCAGTTAAAACTAAATGTATATACATAGCATAAACTTCTTTATGAGCAAAAGTTTTACTATCATAGTTAAATTCTTTTTTAGCTGCATTATCTCCATCTAAAGGAGAAATAAGTTTACTACACCATTTTAAATTTATAGTATTAGCATATTTTTGAAAACTTCTTAAACTATTATTACTTGTTCTAGCTGCATATAATCTATTATATACTTGAGTAAATTTATAAACTTTATTAAATTTAAGTGTAGGTGTTAAAGCTTCACTTAATGATATAGCACTACCTATTTGTTCTGAATTAGATATTGTGAAATTTAAAGTACTACTAGTTATAGGTATATTACTTATATATTTACTGTATGTTACACCATTTCTTTTTATTAAAGCTAATACTTTTATATTTTTAAAATTAGTATTTACATTTGTTAAAGTTAAACTTAGTGATTTAGATGTATTTTCTAAAGTTAAATCTCCTTTTACTTTATTATATGAAGATAATGTGTTACCTAAAGTAGTATTAAATATACTAATAGGATTATCAAATAAACCTATACTATTAATAGATAAATCTTCATTTTCATAAATATAACTTAAATAATAAACACCGTTTTCTAATGTTCCTCCTGTATCATTAATTTTTATACTTGTATTTATAATATTTACAGTAGGAAACATTATATAATCATTTAACACAAATGATATTAAAGGTGAACCTGTTAAAATAGCATTATTTAATAATTTAGTTATATTAATATATAAAGGAGTAAAATTATTATCTGTAGCTACTATTAATATTTCATTTAAATAATTTCTTGTAAATTCTCCTGTATAAGGAAAACTAGGATTAAAACTAAATTTTTCAGTATTACTATAATCATTTATTAAAGCTATATAATTACCATTTTTTTGTAATAACCCTATTTCACTAAAACTAAATAAACCAGTACTACTTACAGTAGATGTATAACCTAAACTGAATATAACAAAAGTATCATCATCTATAAGTATTTCTCCTATAGGTTTTCTTTTATATACTACAGAACTTAATGTAACAGGTAAATTATATTTATACGATTGTGCTGTTCCTGCTTTTTGATAAATTTTAAAACCTCCTTCATTAATAGAAGCTCCTTTTATTTTAGAGTTTACACCATTTTTAGCATCAATACTATGATTAACTGGTATATCTTCATTACTTAAATCTCTTTCTAATCCAATGTGTTTCATTAATATATTGTTCCATAAGGTTGTTCTGTTCTATTAAATAATTGTAGTGGTAACTCACGTCTAAATTTAAATTGTGTCCACATTCTAGCAAATCTTTCATTATCTTGTATAGATGGAAAAGCTGCGTTATTTGAAGCTTTTGCTCTCCAACCTACTGTTCTTTGTGTAGGATTTCCCCAAAATTCTTCTTTAGCATATTTATAATCAAAAATAGGGTGTTTATATCCTTTTTGTATCATCATTAAAATAATATACCATTCTATAGCTTGTATATAAAATTCATTATCTATTACTAAAGGATAACCGTTATTATCAATAGGAAAACCCACATAAATAATATCTATATAACCTGTTTCAAATGAAGTTTCTATAAAATTTAATTTAGTATTATAAAATTGTCCTGTTTGATTTACATTTTTAGCTAATGATTGATTTATACCTGATATATAAGTTTCAATACTATTTATTTTAGCTGATACTTCATTTATTAAATCTGCTGTAGATTGTAATGGAGCAGAAGCATACATACTAACTAATTCTTTTTGTTGTTGTTTATAACCATTTAATTCTAATATATATTCATTGTTAGACACTATATTAATAGATTCTTGTGGTATAGCTCTACTAAAACCTATTCCTGATATATCTGAACCTAAAGGTAATAAAACCCCATTATATAAAATTGCTAAAAGTCCTTCTAAATCAGAAGGATAACACACTTTATAATTTTCTACATAAACATTACTACATATATTAGTAGTAAAACCAACATGTTTACCTATAAATCTCATAGCTTGCCCTATCCAATCAATCATGTTTGCTTCTTCTGCACTTAAATTAAATGAATGATTAGCTGATAATCTTTGTAATATATAGTAACTGCTGATTGTTTTAGTTTCCATTAACTTTTGGTTTTTTCTTATATGTTCTTACAAAATTTGGATTTATAATTCCATTGTTTAATAACTCATTCATTCTAGCTGTAAATAATCTTAATACTGTATATTTCCAGTAATAATTATTTTTTACTAAACAATTGTAGTAATTAACTTTTCCTCCTTTTTCTTTAGGAGGATAATAATATTTTTTTGTAGTTAAAGCTACATAATATTCATCTGTTCTAAAAAATAACCAATAATTATCATTAGTCATTATAAGATTACCATCTTCATCTTTACTTATCTTTTTAGCAGGTTCTTTACCTTCTGCTATTAATTGTTTTTTATAATCATTAGATTTTTTCCAATCTACTGCTGTTTTAGTATGAGTTCTTTCAAATCTACCCATACAAATACCTCCTAATTTACCAAAATTATAATAATAACCTTTTAATATTTTTTCTCTAATAGCTAAATTAAATTTTTTTATAATAGCAGCGTGTACATCTTGATTTAAAGTTGTTATTGTTTCTATTTTTTCTTTTCTAACTCTATGTTCAGATATTAGTTTATTTGGATTAACTGATAATCTTTTTACATTTTCTACTAATTTTGTATGTTGTGGAGTATTTATATAATCTATATATAATTGAGGTAATCCGTATGTTTTCATTATTTATCTACTACTATTTGTTCTTCTGGTACATTCATTAATTTAGGTAATATCATTTTAGTAATAGCATCTTCCCAATGTCCTTCTATAAATAATTCATCTTCTAAATTATAACAAGGTTTACCACTACAATTAGATATTTCTGCTAATTCTAAAGGATTTGCAGGAGCATATCTTACTTTAACTTCTTCTAGTGTTACACTATTTATAATAACTATTCTTTGATTTATCCAAGTATAAAATATATTATTTCTACTAAATTTCCTATATCTAACTTTTCCTATTTCATCAGGTTTTAAATAAGTAAAACCTACCATTCCTGTCATACCACCAACATAGTTAAATAAAGTATTATCTTTAATATCTATTGGTAATGGTATTTTATCAACTGTTCTTAAAAATTGACAACCTAAATCTAATTCACAACAATCCATACTAGGTTTTAATTCTAGTGTAAAACATGTAGATACAATAGCATTAATAGGTAATGATTTATCTCTTTCATACTGCTGTCTAATTAATTGTTCTCTACTAGAGATAATTAATTCTGTTACTATAGCTTTAGTAACAGCATCAAAAGGTTTTTTTAATTCTACAGCTAATATATCTACAAAAGTTGAAAATTTCATTTAAATATAATTATTAAAGTTTCTATTATAACTATAGGTATTACAACAAATACTATTTGTTTATATACTTTTAATTTTTTATTTTCTTTAGATAAATTTATAATTTGATTAGTAGTTTGTCCTAATTGTTTATCTTTAATTTTATTAATTTCTTTTAAAACTATTATTTGTTTGTTTTTATCTACTAACATAAGTTTTTGAAAAACAATTAATGTATCTAAATTTTTAATAGTTGAATCTTGTTGTACAACTATATTATGTACAATATTAATTAATTTTTTATCAGTTTGTGATAAGGTGTCCATACTTTTTATAATCTGACTGTAAGTTTGCTTTAAACAAACTGTCAGTAAAAGTAACATTAGCACTACCAATTTTTTTATTTTGTTGTTCATATATATAAGTATTGTTTATTATTGTAGCTTGTTTAGAATTAAATAAAATTTCTATACTATCAGAATGTTTCTGTAAATTATTAAAACTATCTTGTTTTAATTGTAATTCTATTTCATAATTGTCATATTGTATATCTTTTGTATTTGATAAATTAATATATTTATAAATTACTATACTAAATAATACTATAAATAACAATAATAATAAAAATAATGTTTTAGTTATTTTATTGTTATCCATATTTTTTCTTTTTTAATTGCTAATTCAATATCTTTAAATAATTTATCAGCACAAGCTTTACTATTACTTGCAAATCCATCAGATGAATCTTCATAAGCTACTGCAAGACAACCTTCCACATCTGCTGATGTATTTCCTGCATGTATTCTAACTCCTTCATAACCTTTTACATTCATTAATTGAATCATAGGTTTTTTAAACCTATTACTAATAGTAATTGTTACTTCATATTTTCCTAAAGGTATTCCTGTTTGTTTAGGTACTTTTATTTTAGCTATTTCTTCAATAGACATTGATTGTAATAATCCTCTATCTTTATCTTCAAGAGTATAACAAAAAAATTTACCATTAATAGATAATTTTCCTGCTCTATAAGTATCAGCTTTTTTAAATATATTTACTTCTAATTCCATAATTTATAATTTTATTGTACTTCTGATACTATAGTTTCCCAACCTGTTCCATTATAAAAAACTATTTTATTTATATCTTTATCAATAAACATTAATCCTGTACTAGGAGATACTATAGCGTATATTTCTTCATTTGTTTTACTAGGTATAACAATTTTCTCAACTTCACTTGATTCACTTAATCTTTTTAAAATATTAAAAATACTAATATCTTTACTATCTGATTGGTTTATACTAACCCATAGTTTTGCTAATAATTCTTTCATAGTTATATTTTATCTGATTTTGAAACTACAATTGAAACTAATTTATCTGGTGCTAACAAAAATAATATACCTATACCTCCTAATACAGCAGGTATATACCACTGTACACTTTCATTTAATACTATAAAATAAGGTAAAATAAGTAATATTACACTTACCATAATAAGTATTATACCTATTGTTGTAGTAATAGGATTATCTTTAAATGATACATTTGTTTTCATATTATTTTTTATTAAAGTTTTCTAAAGTTTCTAATATTCTTAATTCAGTTTTTGTAGAAGTTGTAATATAATTACTTAAATCATTTACTTTTGTTGTAAGTATATCAAATTTATCTTCTAGTTTTTCAAACTTTTTTTCTAAATTTTTTATAGCTGTACCTTGAATATCTTCTACTTTTTGAACTCTTGAATCTAAATTAGTTGTTATTAGTTCTAAAGCTTTTATTTTAGCTTTATTATCATTCCAAATTATACCTACTAGTATTCCTAGTATTCCCCACAAAACCCCTATCACAATTATTGCCATTTCTAATGTAGTCATTTTTTTTTATTAATTTTATTTAACTTTTATTTTTTTTTATTTATTTGTTTATTTCGATTAACTTCTATTTGTTGTTCACAAACTAGTCTAAATTTTAAAATAAATTCAATACTTTCTTTAGCTTTTAATTCTCCTAACCCATTTAGTATTAATTGAGCTTCTTGTTCTGATATTTCAATTTTTAACATAATTATTTATTATAAGTATCTATAAAAGTTAAATTAGGATTTAATGATTTTAATTGTATAATATATATTTTATGTAATTCTCCTAAAATATCTTTACCAATAAAATCTTTGTCATTATCAATTCTTTGAACACTCATTATATTGTTACCAGTTTCATTAAATATCCAACTTTTAATTTTTCCTACTTTTGTAAGAACTCCATCAATTAATTCAGTTTCTAAATCAGCTTCATACTTAATTGTAAGTTCTTTAGCTTTGTAGCTTACTTCTGCACCTGTTTCTATTACACTTATTTCATTTAATACTATCATATTTTTATTATTTAATATATTATCCTATACCTACCCAATTTGTGTTACCTGTTCCTGTTTGTTTAACAAATACACTAGTAAAAACACCTCCTAATTTATTTAAATAAATTGAACCTGCTGGTGCTGTAACTACTCCTTCTGGACTACCTGTTCCATTAAAAATACCAATATCTGAACCTCTACCAAATCTTAATTGTGTAATACCATTCGTTGCTCCTGCATCTGTTAAACTAAGTATTCCTTGCCCTAAGCCCGACATTAATACTCCTGCTGTACCTGACGAATTTGAACCTAATAAAAAATACCTACTGTTAAATACTTGAACATCATAAGCACTAATTGCACAATAAGCACTATCGTCAGCTAATCTAAAATCAATTGCTGAACCATTTCTTTTTATAGCTGGAAAACTTGAAGTTGTACCTCCTATTCGTTGAATAGTAGCTGCTGCATTTAAACTCCAAAATAAAGTTCCTGTACTATCTTCAAATCTATTAATTGGATTTGTACCATCACCTCTTATAACTAATCTTCCTAATGAAGTACCACCACCTATATTTACTTGTGCTGTACTTAAATTTAAAGGACTTAATGTTCCTAGTCGGTCAGTTATATTTCTTAAAGTAGTGTCTAAACCAACTCCTCCTGCTATTTGTAGTATTCCATTTACTAATGAACTTCCTCCACTACCTAATGAACTTCTTGCTGTTTGTCTAGTCATAATAATTTATTTATTAATTTTCTATTACTAACTCTATTCTTGTAGATGTAGTACCTACAGCTAAACTAAATGCTAAATCGCTTAAATTTTTTACCATAACTACTCTACGTTCAAGTGGTAACATTGTAAAATATTCTGTTGAATTATTAGTATATACTCTTATATTATCAGTACTTGAAGTATTTCTTACTTCAATAATTTTACATTTATAACTTTTACTAGTATTTAATAAAGCTTCTGTTTTTGTTGTACTATTTACTGTTACTGCTGTACATACAGTAATATCTGTTATTAATTTTTCTATAAATTCCCACATAATTGCAAATATAATTAAATTGTTTGATAATTAAAAATTAAAAAAGTATTAAGGTTGTTCTTGCCAATAAAAAGTTGGCACACCACTTTTACAACCATGTGTTAAAATATAAGTTTTACCAGTTGAACAAGGATTAGGTGAAGGTGATATTAAAGTCCCTGCTTCATTGTAATAAGGTAATGTAGATATATCTGTACCATCAGTTCCATTAGTACCGTTAGTTCCATTTAAACCTTTTAAACTAAGAAGCCATGCTGCTTCTGTTCCTACAAAACCATTTAATACAGCTATTTCATAAGCACTTTTACCATCTGTTCCATCTGTACCATTTATTCCATCTATACCATCAACCCCGTTTGTACCATTAGTTCCATCTACTCCATTTGTTCCATTAGTCCCTTTATTAACAAGTATATTCCAATTAGTAACTCCATCAGTAAGTGTAATAATTGTATTACCATTACTATCTATTGTTTGACTTAAAACTGAAATACTTTTACCATTAGTACCATCTGTTCCATCTGTACCATTTATTCCATTAGAGCCATTAGAACCATCTGCCCCATTATTACCTTTATTAATTGTAACAGTTGAACCATCACTAAATAATACAATAGTATTTCCACTTTCATCTAAAGAAGAAGAAACTACAGTTATGGACTGCCCATCTTTACCATCTTTACAACCACAATCATTTGATTTGTTTAAATCAAATAATTTATCAAATGAAGTATTTCCTACTTCTGATTCATGTGTAGCTTTAGAAAATATATTAAATCCCATCTATTATATAATTTAACCTATTTACTATAATATCTAAATCTGATTGTGTTATATAATTAACATCAGGTACTATTGTACCATCTAAGTATTGTTGCCATGTACTTAAAACCCATTGATACATTAATACTTCTTTTAAAATAGTAAATTTAGTAGTACATAATTCTGTACCAAATCTTAAACTATTAAAATTATTTTTACCTAATTGAGCAAAATATTCTGTTGTTCTTGATTTTAAAGTATTTAATTCTTCTGTAGTTATCATTAGCAATTACACCCTTCATTATTACATATTTTATTTAATGTTAAAATACCTTTATTAGCTTCATCATATAAACCATCTGCAAATTGTGCATCTATTATAAACAAACCATAAAAAATATCTTCTATTGCTTTTTGTGGTGTATCTTTACAACTAGCACAACATGATTTTTCAGATATACTTATTTTAGCTATTTTAGGTTGAAAACAATTTAATAAATTAGTTGTGTTTTTTACATATAATGTTGTTTTATATGTAGCAAAACATGTATAACCTAATACACTTGTAAATAAAGGTTTATCACATAACATTGTATCACCTGTAACACTTAAAACATTATTATTAAATTGTGTATAAGAAGCTAATAAAGCAGGTGTTCCTCCATCATTATTGGCTACAAATTTACCCAATAAAGTATCTACATACCCTAATTTAATTGTATTAGTATATCCTCCTAAAGTTAAAGATAAATCACTTATTCTATAACCTGTTCCATCTTCTATATTATCTATCAAATAATGTTGATAAACTTCTATTTTATAAATACCATCAGGAAACAAAGAATTTGAAGTTAATCCTATATCTGTAGGTGCAATAAGTTTAGTTGTACTTTCATTAGGAAACACAGTACCTTTAGCTATAATATTAGCATTTGATGTTGTCATAGCTAAATTATCAACAATACTGTAAACAGTATTAGTAGGTGTAGTTATTATTACTTCACTAATAGAGTTTTGTATATTTCTATTTAAATTAGTACTTCCTGTAGCATATTTAGTACTATCTAATATATTATCTGCTCCTGTTATATCTTTTAAAGTAATTATATTACCTTTTTGATTAAGTTCTGCTGTTTGTACTATTTTTAATACCATTATACTTTACTTAAAAATTGAATTTTATTTGGGTTTTGTTCTGCTACAATAGCTATATAAATTAATACTATATCTATTATTTTAAAACAAACTTGGTCTGGAAATTGTAATACTGTATTACCAGTACTACCATAAGCAACAACATCAGGTTTTTTAATATAATCTATAAGTATAGCACCTATATCAAATTGTTTTATTCCTTTATATGTTTGATAAACATATAATCTATTTCCTGTTAATCTTGAAATAGGACTTTTAACACTTGTTTTAAAAACTGATGTTTCTAATAAATTATATATATCTTCACTTTTAGTTAATCTGTTAGGTGCTTGTACATAAGTTTCACAACCTATTTTTTTAACTGTAGTAGTATCATTTAACAAATGTCTATAATTACTAGGTAATGTTATATAACTAGTAGTATAACTACCTAATGCTTCTGATGTTATAGTAGGACTATGATTTAAAATTTCTAATACTCTTAAATCATCTAAACTAGCTTGTACTGATTGATATTTTTTATTTTGATTATCGTTACTTTCATCAGGAAAAGCTAATTCTATTAATTTGTTTGTACCTTCATTCCAAAACACATCTAATTCTGGTAATAACACATCAGAATAAACAAAGGCTGCAATATTTTGCAGCCCTTGTTGAATATATATATATGCTTCTTTGACTGTCATATTAATTTACTAGAAATTAACTACAGCAGAACTAAATAAAGCTTTCATTACTGTTTCTAATACTGCTTGTCCTGCATGTCCTACTGGAACTGCTAAACCTACATCTACTAAATTTACAACACTTTGTTCTAAAGCATCTCTATCATTTAATGTGCTGTATTGAATAGTATAAAAATCATAATTAGTTGCTAAATTAGCATATCTAGGTAACTGTTTCATTCTTAAATCTATTGTGTCAATTTGACCACGATAAACTACAGTTAATTTTTCCATATCTGCTACAGATTGACCAGTACCAAAACCATAAGAAGGATTTACTGCTCCTGTTATTTCTCTTTGAGTTAAAGTAGCATATTGTAAAACACCTTGTTTAGCATATTCATATTTATCTCCTGCTGTTAAAATTAACATTTTAACACCCCATTCAGTTGTACCTGTTACAATACCTGTACCTAAAGATGTAGAAGTTAATCCTAAGAAATAACCTGTTTCACCTCTATATGGTCTATCTAATTCAAAAGTAGCTGCTGCTGAAACTGTTGCTAATGCTCTATGTAAAACATTTGTTGTATCACCAGTAGTTGAATTTACTGTTAAAGTAGGTGTAGTCCAAGCTGCATCATCAGCAGTTAATTGTACTAATATTTTAGCACCTAATGAACTAGGATTTAATACTATAGTTACATCTGCTGTAGATACTGTGGCTGTTGCTTGAGAACCTGCATTAATAGCTGCTGCAATAGCTGTAGCATTTTGAGCTGCTGTACCTGCATCTGCTATATTATATATTGTTGAACCAATTGTTACGATTGTTCTACCTGCTCCTGTACCTAATAGTGTAGCTGTAAAAGTTACTGATTTCATATTAGCATGAGCAATACCTATTGTATCACCTGCTGCTACTGTACCTGTACTAGCTACCCAACCATTTGTAGCATCTTGAATTACAAAAGAAGCTGTAGTAGAATCTTTAGTATAAAGAATAGCTGTAGCTGTACCTGTAAAATCTGCTTGAGTACCATTACCAGTTACAAAACCTCTTTGAGTTAAATAACCATTAGCACTATTCATTTGTACTACAAGTTTTGAAGATATAGTGTATCCTGTATCAGTTGTTAATAAAACTCCTGTATCATAATCTTCTTGATTTCTGATTTGCAAATTTGCATTTTGTTCTACTCCTACTGATAACAAAGTACCTTGTGAACCTTGTGTAATAGTAGGTAAATTTAAACTACCACTTGTTCCATTCCAACCTAAAAATGAAACTTCATTAATAGGGCTAGTATAAACTTGTTTAGTAATTCTAGTTACTCTACGAGGGTTTATAATATGTGTTGATATAGGTGTACCTGTTAATGGATTAACACCTTGTACTACTTGTACAAAATCTCCACCTCCTGCTAAAAATGCAGCACCAGTAATAACTCCTGTACCTGCTACATCACCTACTAAACAGTTTTTACCGTTATTAGCTGCTGTAGTAGCATCAGTACCTACTAAACCATATATACCAACACAACCTGCATTTAATATATCAGTTGTTAAACCTGTATTTTTAGTAGTAGAAGCTGCACTTCTACCATAAGTTTGGTTTGTTGTACCACTTAAAATTAGTAATTTATTCATTTTTATTTATTTTATTTAAAATTTTTATTTAATTTTTTTTCCAGTAGCTACTTTTAAAGTGCTTTTTAATTTTTGCAATATCATTGTTTTTTCTGGTGTATTAGCATTTCCTACATAATGTACTGCTTCTGCGTAAGTACCTAAATTTTCTAATCCAAAGAAATAAGTTGTTCCATCTAATGAAATAACTCCTTCATTTAATCCTGTGTTAATTAAAGCTTCTGCTTCTAAATTTGGATTTTTTAATTCTTCTATAAAAGAAGTAGGATTTTCATCTTTAAATCGTCTAATTCTTAATTTTTTAATTTCTGGTGAAGCTGAATAATAATTTTCACTAGGTTGTTTAATTTTAGCTAAAATCCAATCTATTTTATTAGATGTAGCTTCGGTTGAACTATCTCTTATTAAATTTACATAAGCTAAATCTGCTGCATCTAATATACTTAAATCTTCTATTTGTTTTCTTTCGATTTCTGCTGTATCATCCATTATAACAGCATATAACGAACTGTTATCTTTTTCCATTTTTGTTTTAGCTACTTTTGAACTTTCCATAGCCATACCCCAATTAATATATTCATCTAAATTATCAGGAACTTCTATTTCTACTGATTGACCTAATGAATTAGTAATTGTTCTAATAGTTGCACTAGCATTTAAAGTTTTTTCACCTTCTATAATAAAACTTCTATCTAACCAAAAATCTCTTACTCTAGCTTGCCAACCATTTTCATGTGGGCGCATACCTAAAGTTTGTGGTAATAAGTATTCTTCTTGGTCTTTTGTTAAACCTTTAATACAATCTGTTGTAGGTATTCCTCCTAACATTTTAATTTCAGAACTAATTCTTTGTCTATATTCTCTTAAATCTTTAGGCATAACAGAATGTTCATTTTCCATTCTATTTACTTTTAAGATTACTTTTCTAATAACTCTTTTTTCTTTATCTGTTGTAGTTATTACTGGAATTGCTTCTGATGGTATATCTACTTTTGGTTTAATACCTAATTCTGCTACAGGTGTAAAATTTTCTAAAGCATCTACTAAAATTTCTGGTTTTACTTCTGCTTTATTTTTTAATAAACTTGGTTTTTCTTCTGGTGTTGTTGTTTGTGTCATTGTTTGGTTGTTTTATTATTTGTATAATGTTTTTGTTACCTTGTATGAAGGAGAAAATATAACTACTCTCTTGCTTTAAATCTTTTTTTTCTCATACATGTAATAATGTAGTTTATGGAGGTATCGAACCTCCATATATTACCAGATATTTCTATCTTTAATACTATAAACTAAAATCCGCTTAATGTACATTCTAATTTGAAACAACTAGAAGGTCTGCGAATTAAAATACCATGTGATTTCATCCATTCTATAGATGTTTCATCTTTATCTGTTGAAACATTTACACTATCTGTAAATCCTACTGGCATACCTGTCATACCTTGTACAATCTTCATTTTTTCTCTACCATCTTCACTTACATATTGTAAGTTTGGTTTACCATCAACTTGTGATTGGTCTATAAAGTAGAAATTATGTGATGTCATTGGAAAACCAGTAACAGGATGCTTAACTGCTGCTTTTGCTCTACGACCAAAATCTAATAATGGGTGATAATGTACTGTTATTACTTGTCCATCAACTACACGATATTTATTAAAATATGAACCAAATGTCATATCCCAAGAATTTGCACCTTGTATAAATTTATCACTATTAGCTAATACATTAGAACTAGATAAGAAATTAACAAATCCAGATTTAACTGCATTATCAAATTCTTCCATACCACCTCTACCTGTGTAAACATGTAAATCTGTAATATCATCATTAATACCATAAGTTACCTCACGTACAATATTTTTCCACTTATTTAAAGTTAAAAAACTATAAGTATCTGAATTACTACTAGGAATTTGCTGCTCAATACCTGCTCCTGATGTAATAGGAGCATCATCATCATAGTTAGAGAAATCTCCACTAGCAGTTTTACCATATTGCGACCATAATAAATCTTCTTCTTGTTCTTCTTTAAAATAAATTTTACTTAAAAACAATTCCCAATCCATATAAGTAGTAAATTTCTGTCCATCTATAGGAATAGAAAATTTCATTACTTTTTTATCTACGTTACCTTTAAACTTGTAAGTATTACGAGTTAAAGTTACCATATTAGTTGCTGTACTAGGTAATTGAGAACGTGATTCTCCTCCTTTTGAACCTTCAAATGCAACTTTTCTTAAACCTGCACTCCAAACTGCTCCTGCTATTAAACTTTGAAAAGGTAAAAACAAAGTAGGACTTGAATTAAATATTTTAAATGTATATTTATATCCATTACTTACTTTTTCTGGTGCTACTAATACTCTACATTGTAATTTAGAACTTACACCATAAGGATAAACTGTTTGTCCTATTGAAAACTGTCTATCTGCAAATATCATTTGGAAAGGCATACCATTTTTACCTACTTGGTCTGTAGATGAAAAAGAAGTAACTGCTACTTGGTTAGTAGTTTTTAATCTACCTATAATAGGATATTTGTATTCAAAATTAGCATTACCTAATTTAGTTAAACTTTCTACATTTTTATTACCTTCTGTTTGGTATAAAAAAGGGTAGTTTTTCTTCATATAGTATTTAGTATCTGTATAAGATAAAAAAGTTACTATAGGTGATAACCATTCTGCATCAGTCTGTAAAGCTTTACTTAATTCAGTAATGCTTGAATAAGCACTATCTTTATAAGTGTCTTGTGTTAAGACTAGTTCATTTGCTATTTTTCCGTTCATTTTATTTTATTATTAAAATTTTTATATTTATTAGTTTCTCATTCGTTCTCTCATTTTTTCTAATGACAACTCTCCTCCTTCTACTTCATTACCATTAACTTTAACAGGATTACTTCCTTTTACAACAATAGTTGGTTTAACTACTGTGCCAAATTTTATATCTGCTATTTTACCTGCTTTAATTTTACTCACTATATAATCTACTGCTAAAGATTGATTATAATCTAAACTTTCATATAAAGCTGTTTTTTTACTAGGGTCAAGAACTGTTTCTAAAAATTCTTTTCTTTCTACTTCTGGTATATTAAAACTATGATTATCTGATAATTTAAAAGTACCTGATTTAACTATATCACTTACAGTATTAACAACTTTTTCAATATCAGATTTATTAGCTAAATTCATAGCAATTTCCGCATCTTCTATTTCTTTTATAGCTGCTTTATCTGCTGCATCAAATTTATTAACAAAATCAAGTGCTGTGGTATATAAAGCATCTTCATCTTTTAAACTTTCAATTGCAGATTTAATAACTGTATCTTTTAAACCAGAACTTACTAAACCATTTCTTACTATTTGTTCTAAAGTAGCAATATCATCTTGTTTTAAATTTTGTTTAACATTTTCCCAATTAATACTTTCTTGTTTTTTATTCCAAGAATCCAAACCTTTTCCACTTTCTAAATGGTCATGTAAAGCTTGTACTTCTGGTCTTAATGTTGTAACTGCTTCTTTTCTTATTAGTTCTTCACGTTTAGAAAATACTTTTTTTATATCATCTAAATCATTTGATTTAATATCTACTCCTTCTATTTCATCGGGTTTAATTCCCCAATCATTTAAAAGATTTTCAATAGCTGAAAAATTTGGATGGGGTTCATCACCTTTTGTTTTTCCATCATTATTATTTGCTACTGTTTCTGGTTGTTTACCTATTAAAGTTTTAATAAAATCAGGTAAATCTGGTTCTATTACTTCTGGTATTACTGCTATTGGTTTTCCATCTTCACCTAATACTGGTTCTGGTGTAATAATTGGTACTTCTACTGGTTTATCTAATTGTACACCTTTTAATTGAGAAGCTGCTACTTGGAATTGTTGATTGTTGTCTGTTTCCATTTTGATTTCTGTTACAAATTTAATTTAGTTAATATTTCTGTGCAAGTGTAAAATATCCCTTACTTGATATAACACTTTTATTTTTATTTTTTACTTGTTGGTTTGTTTCTGCCGATTTTGTTTTGTTTTGCAATAGCTAAGTCATTAGCCATATTTTTTATATCAATTTTTCTATCTTCTGCTTTATTTTTATTATCATCTATTCTTTTATTTTTAGATTCTAATATTTTTTCTCTTTCAATCCCTATTTTAGAAGCTAATTCTAATCTTTTATGATTCATATCTTCTAATAACATAGCATCATCTACTCCTTCTACACCTTCTTGACTACCTAATAAAGATGCTTGAGCAGATATTAAAGCTGTATCTCTTGCACGTTCATTATTTTCATCAATTTCATAAACTTTTAATTGTCTATCTTTTTCTTCACTTTCTAATCTAGCTGCTTCAAGTTTATTTTCTGTTTCTTGTTGCGCTTGTTGTTGTTCATTTAATTTATTTTCAAGTTCTTCCATATCTTTAATAAGTTCAGCCATATTAGTACTATCTAATATTTTACCTAACATACTAAAATTTTGTGTTTGTTGAGCAATTGTACCAACTTGACTTTGAAAAGCTTGTATTTTTTGTTGTTCTTTTTTACTATTTTTAACAAATACTCCTAAATCTAAACCACTATATACTGTAGGGTCTATTTCTAACATTACTTCTTTACTATTACTATTTAAAAAAGATGCTTTTTTACCATGTTGCCAAGCTACTTTACTTAAATCAACTAAACATTGTATATCTTTAATAATGGCTTCTTCATGCTGCATAAAAAATTCTTCACTCATTACAGCACTTCTATACTCTGCTTGTTCAGATACTCCTTTACCATCAGAAGCTAACATAGCTCCTTTTCTTTGTCTATTAACTCCTACACTATCATCCCAATCTTGTTTAATTTGCTGTAGTATTTGATATGACTGTTGTATGTAATTACCTAAAGACATATCTAATACCTTCATATATTGTAAAGCTGCTATAGCTTTTTCAGAAGTTTCATCTATAAATAAAAATCCATGTGCATCAGCATAATACATTGTAGTAAACATATCAAAACCTTCTTTTTCTGGAACTAAACCCATAGGAAAGATTGTTATCTTATCTTTATTTTTAGCTAATGTTTTTTCCATTAAATAATGCACAGTATTATATTTAATTTGATAAATTAAACCTTTTTGTACAATAGATTGTGGAATTACATAATTATTACCAAAAATTCTACCATTATATGAATTTTTACATTTACTAGGATTATTAATATTACCTCTTTGATATTCTAAAGCTTCTCCACCTAATACCCATTTATCATTTATAATATAACCTTCATGTTTAGAATTTACCCATATATCAGTTACTTTTTCTCCTTCTAAAGGAATGTAAGATTCATCATATTCTTCAATGTATTTTGAACCATCAATATTAGTACCTTCTACTTTTTTCATTAGTTTCATACTAGTCCATTGAATATGTTCTACTCCTGTACCATCTGTACTAGAATGTAAATTATTAGTTAAAAATACACTATTAAATTGTTGTGTTAAATCTGGTGCATTTAAACTAAAACCTGCTCCTCCTATTGAACTAATATTTAATTCTAAATCATCTATAATCTCTTTTGTAAAATCAGGATGCTCTCTAAATTTATCAATAATTTGATTAATTGTCATTTTTACCCTTTTTCTTACAGCTTGTGCATCTTCTACAAAATCAACATTAGGTGATGCTAAATAAGATAATTCAAAAGGTGAAACGTACTCATAATCTAAATCTTCATTACATATATCTCTATATGTAAAAAACCTACTACATACTATAAAATCATAAAATGTTTTTCTTCTTATTCTAAGTACTTCATTAAACGACATTATATATTCTAAAGCATTTTGCCCTATAATAGCTAATTCATTTTTATAATCTTTACTTAATTCTTTTTCTAATTTTTGTTGTGATTGTTCTACTGCTTGTTCTTGTGGTAATAAACCATCTGAAACTAAACCGTTAATAAATTCTTGTTTTAAATAGTTTTTTATAATTTCATAATCTTTTTCAAGTTTTTGATTTTTAACATCACTATTTAATATAACTACTACAGGATTAAAAAATCTATCTATTAATTCCCCCATTAACATCATAATGTTAGGAGAAACAATATCTAAATTTCTCATTTTTGCAGGATAACCTTTTAACTTAGGGTCAGTAGTATTTAAAGGATTAGTAATATAAGTATAATCAGATTCATCTAATATTCCTGCTGCTGTTTTAAATAAAACAAGCATATCTTTAAAATTAAAGAATGTGGCATTACATTTACTTCCCCAATATCTAATATTGTTATGTTTCCAATCTTTTGTATTTTTTACTCCTTGTAAAACTTTTTGTTTGGGTCTTATTAAAACTTCATCCATTTATATATCTTTTATTGAAAATGATTATGGTGAAAAAAACTCACCTTATTACTTTTTGCTTTTACTTGTGCTTGTCTATTTTTATATATCATTTCTTTAGTATGATACATTCTTATTCTAAATGCTGCTACTCTATCAAAATTTCCTGTTTCTGGATTATATCTTTCAAGTTCTTCTAGTAAACCTATATCATATATAGTGTGAAGATTTAATGTTTCTTTACCATCTTCATCTGTATATCTAGTTGTTTCTAACCAATCTTTTATATAACCATCACCTGTTAATATTCTTTCATTATTTTTACCACTACCCATGTGCATACCAAAACCACGTTTCATTGTGTTACCTGTTTTTAGTTTTTCATCATAAGCTAATTCAAATTGACTTTCTACTCTATCTAATTTTTTAAATCTTTTACCGTAATCTACTATCCCTGCTGGTTCATCATTTTCAAAAGCTATTTTAGCATTATAAAATTCTGCTAAATCATACAACACTTTATTAAAATCATCTTGACTTTGTGGTCTTGCTACATAACTTGCTACTAATCTATCTCCTAAATTTTTAGAAATTAAATTATTAGTATTCATACTAACATATATTGCTCCTACTGAATCTCCTGATGTTTGGTCATGTCTATAACCATCCACATCTATTATATATAAGTTTGCAGGTATTAAACCATTAAACTTTTTAGGAAAATCCCATACAACAACTGCTCCTTTTGTTACTCCTTTTGGTGGTGGATATTCATAAATAGGTAACATTTTATTATCTATTTCAAATTTTAACTCACCATCTTGTTTTCTTTCTAATCTTCCTACAGTAGCTAAATCTTTATTTAAACCACTATATTTTAAATAGTTTTTCCAAGTTCTTATAGCGTGTATATCAAATATATTTTTACTTGTAACATTAAAAGCATCAGCAGGACAAAATGGATGTTCCATCTTTCTAGCTGTTAAACCTCTAGCATCATTTTTATTTAAATATACTTCTATTTGATGTGCTTCTTCTACTTTTCTTGCTTCATTAATATAACTTTCTCCATATTCACTCATGTAACCTACTACATTCCAATAATCAGGAATAAATAAACCACAATAAGTACCTAAAGCATTTTCATCCCATTCGTTTTCTATTTCTAATGCTCCATAACTTGTAGGATTATAAAAAATTTCTTTAAATCCTGCCCAGTTATTATCTTTTCCTCCTCCTGTACCAAACCATATAATAGTTCCACTTTTTGATGCTCCATCACTCAATGAATCTATTGTAGCATTTGTCATAGCTATAAGATTAGGTGCTTTACCACTTTCTTCTACAAATATATCTGTAACATCTTGTCCTCTGACTGCATCTGCACTTAATCCAAAAGATATTGCTGCTACTCTACTTCTATAACCTGCATCTGTTTCAACACCACCAACATTCTGTTTGTAACCAGACATAATATCTTCGGTGTCATTCTTTAATCTTCTCTTTCTAAATGGTTCACAATTAACATCAAAAAAATCTATAGCTCTTTTTGTTTTACTCATGATACCATCTTTTGTAAGATATTTCATATCATAAGCTGCTAATATAGTCATTGAAGTAGGTTTAGTTTCATAATTATGTGCTGCATTATAAGCTAATTTATAACTTGCCCCAAACCTTCTTTTTTTACCAACACATAAGTTTTTACCTCCACCTACATATCTTGTACCATCTATATCTGTTTCTACTCTTATTTTAATTGGTAATTTTAGTTTCAGATATTCATCTTCATCCATTCCTTTTTTGGCTATTTCTTTACACCAATAAAAGACATAATCACCATCCCAAAATTTAGGAAATACAGTTTTCTTTTCTATTACACTTCTTCTTTTACTAACTTTACCACCTAATAAATCTTTATCTTCGGTAAGTTTTATTTTATTAAAATTTAAATAACCATAATGTTCTCCTGTTATTTTCCAACCATTAACAGTATATCCTTTTTTTAATATCTTTTTTTGTTCTTTCCACCAATCTACTTGGTTTTTATCTGGATATTTACCATTTTTTTCAAATAACTCTGCTACAGGACTAAACAATTTAGTATCAAAACCAAAATCAATTAATTTTGTTAAATCTTTTATTTTAGGTTGGGATAATACATGTTCCATTATTCATCATCCTCCGTATCAGCATCTTCAAATAAAGATTTTTCACCACCACCTCTAATTTTTGTACTTAAAGATTCTGGTTTTAATGCTTTATTTTTTAACATTTTCAATCCTTCTATAACTCCACCAGCTTCTTTGTTTATTTTTGCTACATGTAATGGGTCATAAAACATTTTACCTTTACTATCTCTTAAACTATAATCAACACTCATTAACCAATCTCTAGTTTTACTTGCTGCTGATATATTACTTTCTAAATACATCATATCAAAATCAATATTTATTTGTTCTTTATAAAAATCAATAGCTTCTTTTATATCAACATCTATTTTCCATTCTTCTGGTAAATCTAAATGCTTTTTTATTCTTTCTGTTCTTATTTTTTCATCAGGATAAACATCTACATAATTACTTCTAGGGTCTATAAACCAATAAATAAAAGCTAATTCTTTTGTACTTATTAGTTTTTTTCTACCATCTGCATCACCCTTTGAACTTTTATCTCTTTCTAGTAGCCTTTTAAAAGGCTTAAACATTCTTATTTCTGGATTAAATACTGGTTTATTATCTTCTAATATTATTAGTTTTATCATTGTTTGTTATATCTTTATATGTAACATAAACAATAGAAAAGCACAATATTCTGTAACTTATTGGTGTGTAGTTTTCTTTATCTATGGTATAAAATATTTTTTCTTTATATGGTCTTAATACCCATAAATCAGGTATAATTTTAATATTAACTCTGATTGGCAGTAATCCAATCATTAATTTTCTTAATTTTTGTTTCATCTATTTCTAGTTTAATTAAATGTATTATTTTTATTTTATTATAATTTCCTGTAACATCAACTCTTATATTATGTAATTTATCAATTGAGTTTTCTATAATTTTTACTGTTTGTGTTTCTTGGAATTTAATTAATTCAAATACATCACTAGGTAATAAATTATATTCTGTAGCTAATTGTTCTACAATATCTGTTATAGTTTTATCATGTTTCATACAAAAATAATATTATTAATCAAACAAAAGTAATAAAAAAGTGCCATACATAGTATAGCACTTTTATATTTTTTTCTTAACTAGTTGGTTATTTGATTTTTATTTTTAGGTTTGAAATATAATTGATTTAATTTAATATCATTATCAATTTCCTCTTGTTCTTTTTTAGTTTTTTTATAATATTCCCTTCTTTGAGTATCATTTAAAAATATATCTCCTTGTTCTTTAGGTACTAATAATCTTTCATTAATAGCTTTTTGTTCAGCTACTAAAGCATCAATTCTTTCATTATAAAGTTTTATAAATTCATTATTATTTTTTATTTTTGATTTTATAAAACCTACATTAACTTGACCTACATGTAAACCTTCATCATTTACTAAATGAGGATAACCTACTATATCCCCTAAAACATAAACAAAATCTCCTTGTTTATAATTTTTTACTTCACTACCTACCTCTAATATCACATAAGGTAATATTTCATCTTTGTTTAAAGATTTATCCATTAATATAATACCTGTTTTCTTTAAAGGTATTGGATTTATTAAAACATCATATTCTGATGGTTCTAAATTTGTGTCAAATAAATATTTGTTTTCCATTATTTTTGTTCTTTACTTTCTTCTTTACTTTTTAAATCTTCTATTCTAATAATTAATATTTGTCTGTATGCTATCATAGCACTTCTTTGTAAATTTAAATAAGAAAATTGTAAATCACCTGTTATTTTATTTACATAATCTTTATTTAAAAAGTTAGATAAAGCAGTTATTTTAACTCCTAATTCGTATTCTTCTTTAATTACTCTATCTAAAAAAGATTCTTCTACTATTTCTATATAAGATTTTTCAAAAACATCTTTAGGCGACCATGAAATATAACCTTCATGTCTTTCATCATTAGGTTTTCCACCATCTTGATATTCTACTAAATATCCATCTTCTGTAGGTACTTCATTTTCTGGTACTATCCAATTTCTATATTGACAGTATTCTTCTTTGTTCATTGGTGTAGCTTTAAGCTTTTTTGTACCAATATAATTTTTAAATTCTAGCATAATTTTAATAATGATGATTTTCTGGTGAATAATTTGCTGTAGGAGCAGTTGGTATTTCTGCTTCTTCTACTTCACTTTCTTTTTGTAATTCTTCTATAGTTTCTGGAACTATAACTTCTGGTTGTTTTTCTTGTAAATCTTCTGATATACCATCAGTACCCATTACACCATCAGCACCTTTTTCACCTGTTAATCTTTCTGTTATAGGATTTTCTACTGTTTCAACTACTTCTGTAGTTGCTTCTATTGTTTCTACAATAGGTGATGTTTCTTCTTTAGAAACTTCTTTTGTTGTTTTACTCATAATTTATTTTATTTAAAATTTATTGATTTGTTTTATTTTTTATTTCCTTCTAAAGAGAAAGAAGTTAAAGTTTTTCATGATTTAATTCTTTTACTTTATTTAACTTATCTGTTATTACATTGTCTATCTTAACTTTAAACAATTCATTAAACTCTTTTTCATTTAAATGTGTTGTAAACAATTCTTTTTTATTAGTATGAAAATTTGTTACATACATATAATTTGTCATAAAGTAATAAGGGTTTTCTTTACATTTAATATATTCTTCTATCTCTTTATTGTTCATACATTCTCCTCTCTTACTCTAGCTAATTCAAACCCTAAAGCAAATTTAGCCTCGCACAAATGATTATAACAATTTGTTCTAGCTATAGAAAACTCTCTTGTTTTATGTCCTGTAAATAAACTTTCTATTAATAATAAATTTTTAATAGTATCTTCGATAGAACACCTTAACCAATCTACCTTTTCTATGTGGTTTAATTCATTTTTCCACCACAATAATTCAAAGTTATCTTTAAATAATCCTTGTCCATTAGAAACATCTTGTGTAGGTACAATATCCTCTTTAGTTTTATAACCGTTACCATAAGGATTTTCTGTACCTAATGCTTCTAATACTTTACCTAACCATGCTTTAGAGTATAGTAATGAATATGCAGCATCATTTACTTCTTTAGAATTTACCATTTCAATAGTTAATGGTTCTGGCTTTCTATCAATAGGTTTTAATTCTTTAGTTAATTGATAGTATCCATCAATTTGTACTCTTAATTTTTTAATTTGTTCTTGCATAATTTTATTGTTTAACTATTATATTATTTTTTAATTCTTCTACAGATTCATATAATCTTATATTTCTACTATTTGATAATTTATCTTCACTATCTATATTTATTTTAAAATATTCTGGATAATGAGGAATACTATAATAGTATTCATAATTTATTTTATTACTATCTTTAGTAAATCCTTTTGAAACTTCTATTCTACTAATAAATACTTCTGTTATATTAATATCATTTGTTAATATAATATATAAAGATGTATTTAAATCATACTTAGGTTTAAAATAATTTGTCATTGTATATTTAATTGTTTTTAATTGTTTTTAATAATTTATCAAACTTTTCTTGAACATTAATTTTTTTTATTATTTAAATCAGTAACGTACATTCCTGTTTCTTCTGATAACCAATTTCTAATTTCTTCTATTGTAAATACTTTATCTTTTGGCATATTAATTATTTGTTATTATAAAATTTTGTTTATTTTTTCCAATTATGAAATTTTAATAACTCTTGATGTATTCTTAAAAAATTATCTTGATATAAAAAATTACCATCTATAGTTTTATATATTATAGATAAAGCTGTACCTATTTCACAAGGATAATTACACATTGTGTGTATATCTTCTAAGTTAATTAAAGATTTTACATTTTCTTGTTTTTTAATTTCATTACCTTCTTCATCAAATAAAGGTGGTAATATTAAAGTTGATTGTATAAATGGAAACATATTTATTTAACTTTATTAAATTGTTCTGTAAGATAACTATCTAATTCTTTTAAAAATTTACCATTAAATATACTACCTTCAAACATATAACTTTTATTATCATCTAATTTTAATAATTCTTCTTTTGAAGGTAGTTTAAATTCTGGTTTAGATTGTTGTTTAGCACTTCCTTCTAAATCTTTTATAAATTTATTAAAAGTTTCTAAAGTTAATTCAGAGTAAGAATTAACATCTTTTATTTGTTCTATTATACTTTTTTCTATTATAGTTTCTTCCATAATTCTTCAAAATTATTATTGTTTATTTTTCCTGGTGTACCATAAAATAAAATTGTTCCTTTTATTTTAGAATTTAATTCATTTTTACATTTATTATATTGTTTAGTTATTGTAGTTTTTGATGAAAATTCTAACATTTCTATAATATGACTTATAGAAAAGCTACTACCATTAAAACTATTTGTTTCTTTTTGAATTGACATACTAATCTTCTTTAGTTGTGTATTTTAAATTATCTTTTAGTTCTATTACTTTACTTCTATAACCTTTAAACATAAACTTAGGGTTTATCCAATACCAATTCTGACAAGAAGTAGCTGTAATAAAAGTCAAATTTATTAAATTCTTTTTACTATTCCAAAGAGTTGTCCTAGATTTTATCATATATTTATCCATAAAATCTTTTGTATCTATATAACACAACAACTTATTTTCTCTTAAACAATAAAATAAAATATAATCTAATAACATTCTACCTTCTTTTGATAAAGCTGTATAATAAGGTTTTAAATCTTCTCCATTATTTTCATAATATAAATCAACTTTTCTATCTTTTTCTAAGGTATAACTTCTTGATATTTTATGTGTTTCTCCTGTTGCTACTATTATATCATTTTTTATTACAGATTTAGAAGGATTAGATACATCTTCTGTGTTGTATCTAGTAAATATAGGTATAACTAAATTATCTATAAATGGTGATTTAACTCCTTTAAGAGAATCTGGTATATGTTTACTCATTTGTAATTACTAATATGTTTTCTGCTGATATAAATAAATCTTTTATCTTTTTATAATTAAATGTTCCATTTTCATTAGAAACAAAAATACTTAACTCCTGTTCTTTATCAAATGAAGTTAATTTATTTAAATAATCTATTATGTTTTGTGCTGTCATTTTATTTATATTCTCTACTATCTGATAAATTAATATAATATTCTACTTTATATTTTTCACACCAAGATGTTAAATATCTCATTAGTTGTGTTTTATCACTTGAATATTTACCTTTATAATTAAATTTACCAACTTCTTCTAAATTTTCATCTACATTTTTATGTGCTAATATATCTATTGTACCTATATTATTTTTAACTTTTATATCTATTGATATAATATCTATTTTTAGTATATTATGAGGAGTTAAAAAATTTAATGTTTCTTGAAAGTGTAAAATTATATCTATGTCTTGCATGGGTACAAATATATGAACATTGTTCAATAAAACAATACTGTTTATAAAAATATGTTTTAAGTAATTGAATATCAATTGAATAAACTGTCAAATTATAGATTTTATTATTATACAATCATTTAACTTCTTTAACAACTAACAATCAATAACTTATATAGTGTTTCCTGTGAACATGGGTATTTTAACTGCCTATGAATAGGCTTCTAAAGGAATCCAAATTGAAAATAAATTTACACCTATATAGTGTGATAATGAGTAGGGTCAATAAAAATTTTTTTTATAAAATTTAAAAATTAAGAAATTAATAAAATTAGAAAAAAGTAATGATAGACCCCTATGTTGATAAAAAAATTATTTTTTAAAATTTTGTAAAAATTGAAAATTTGTTTTAAATGTAGAGAAGGGGCTACCACATCAACAACCCGACCCTTACTAAACTACAACAATTAAATACACCGTACCATGAAAAAAATTAAAATTAGTAACGCAGAAAAAGGAATTAGAGTTGATTTCATTGAGGATAATACAGTAATGTTTTACAATGGAACAGAAGCAGAATTTGTTAAGCAATTAAAAACTGATAAAGTTATTAAATCAGGAGTATTCACTAAGCTAGGATTAGAATACGTTAATTTTGCTAAAGTTATTGAAGCCGAAGTAGAATATTCTACAATGGAAGAATTGTTAGCAGCAATCAAATAATAATAAGGGGAGTGTTAAACTCTCCTTATTTTATTGTGTGTATTAATAGTGTATCTATAATTGTATATCTATTTGCTTCTAAAGAGAGAAATGGGTGATTAACAACAAGTTATAAATTATATAACTTTACAATTGTAAACATATAATATTTAGTGTGAATGAAGTGTAGTTAATAACATAATAATAATTTAAAAGTGTAGGAGAATATTAGTTTAAGGAGCTTAAATTGTAATTATGTATGTTGATTAAATTAACAGGTATGTGATGGAAATGTATAGCTATTATATAATAGTTATATGATAAATAATTATTTGATGTGATAGTTAAATGTTATGGAGGTTGGTTAAATGTTAACAACCCAACAATATTAATCTACACTCTCATTACACTAAATAAAAATTGCACATTTATTATAACACATTCACATATCTTCATGATATTCACATCATTTAACTTCACATTTGTAAACAATAAATTAAACAATTAATCATAAATAACAACACTAATAAATACAATTATGTTACATAATCAAGAAGCAATTCAAGTAGCATTAGACCATAAAACAATGAAAGCTTATGGTAAATTAACTACATTATTAAATCATGCACATCAAGTAAAATTAATAACTACTAAACAACTTGAAGAATTAGATGCTAATTTAAATAGTTTGTTACATGGTAATAATGTTACTAATGTTAAACCAATTGAAAAATAACAACATTACAACTGTATCATTAATTTGATGCAGTTGTATTAAACTTATTAACTAACCAATTTAACAATCAATTATAAAATTATGAATTTAACACTATTTTTTAGACTAATAATAATGTCTATTTTTCAACCATCAATAACATCAGGTAAAAAAGATTTTATGGGAAAACAAATGTCCTATGATAATCAATACTTTTATTGTCCTAGAATATATGCTAAAGATGGATTTAATGTATCATTACAAATACATAATGGTAATTATTGTGGTACAGAAAATGGATATAGAACATTAGGACATACTTATGAATCAGTAGAATTTGGATTTACATCTGAACATGAACCATTAATGTCTGAATATGGAGATAATCCAAATGATACTACAGGAACAGTTGGTAATATACCAATTACAGTATTAGAAGAAGTATTTATTAAACATGGAGGAATTGATTGGGAAAAAACTATATCAATTGAACAATTTAATAAAATACTTAGAACTAGTTAAAACATTAATTATATTAACTGTACAGTTGTAATAGTGACGGATTATGATAGGGAAATTAATGCACCCGAATTACTGTACAGCTATTACAATTTGTACAGTTAATTTAAAATATTAAACTCTGTCCAATTCGCAGGACTTGCTGTTGAAATAATACCGCATGACAAAGTGCAACTTTGTAGAGTTTAATTCTCAAAAAACAGGAGTATAACGTAATCTAAGTATAAATAAAACTTACTTGATGATATAGCACAACTTAGTAATATCATACTGTTTTTTATTAAATCTTATCTGTTGTATAGAAACAGAAGCAACTTATGAATAAAAAAAATTTAAAATCTTGCTGCTAACATTATAAACTTAATCATATGTTAGTAAGATTATGAGAAACCAAGATAAAAACTAGTCAATATATCTTGTGGATTAAGTAAATGGTGTACATCATTTAACAGTAAACAAAAACAAAAAGTTAAACTTAGATTCAAGAACTAGGTATTATGCTTACTATAGCTGTGTACAAACTACTGTAAGATTAAATTTAAATAAAATATTCCTAATACACAATTGTAATATCTCTATAAGTCTGGCAGCATGAGCTATTGAATTACAATAAAAGTAATATCAAGTAAGTATTACAATTTGTGTAAAAGGATTTAATATTAATGCACCATAACTTATGTAGATATAAAGACTTCTTATTTAGCTTATTTATAGCATACATTAAAGATAAATGTATAAGATGTGAAACTACTTAATTAACCTAAGACTAAACAGATTGCAATGTCCTCTAAGTTAATTAATTCCTAAGAATGAGCAAACTATAAGTTTGAAAGTAAAACTTAATAATATAATAAGTTACTTCTTATAGTTTGAGTGCAGAAGGTAAATATTTTAACATAAAAAGGTATAGTATAAAGTCTAATTAAATAAAACCTTAATGTTAAAATATAAAATGTAGTGTTGTTAGTCCATAATAATATGGTGAAATATAATTTCTAAAAATAGCAATTAACAACCTACATTTTTAAGATATTAGTCAGAAGCTACAATTGACTTGGGGAGATTAGGAGAAAGACCTAATGTAATGATTACCAAAAAACATAATAGTAGTAAAAAAAAAACAATAATAAATGAGTAATTATTTGAAATAATAATTAGGACATTTGAAAGATATAACGTAATGGTTTTATCATGCCGAAATAGTAAATCTTATTTATTATTGTTTAATAATTCATACCTGTTAAATGGTAGAGAAATATAAAATATCTTTGAAAATACTAATAAGTGCAATATACGATGGTAGATATACTGATAGGAATTGTAATGGTAAAAACATTTAGTAATAATTTAAGTAAAAGATATGGTGGCAGCATTATAAATATCTTAATAGGGATAAGAGCCTATGTAATGCCTTTAATATAGTAATATATTATCGTAGTTGGAACTACAAGAGCTTGAAGAAGTAAATAGTATTTATACAACTTATATAAATACATGTCGAATGTAGCAACATTGTGCAACAGGAGTAATTACCTGTAATATTAAATGGAGAAATGGGTTATAAATGGCGTAATGGTATGTCCACCAAGTTAAGACTGGTTACTAGGTACAGGTTCCAATCCTGTTTTCTCCACAAACAATTAAATTAATTAAAAATATGAAAGAATATATAATTTGTGCAGCTAATCATTATAATGATGATATAATACATATTCATCAACCTATAAATATAACATCAGGTTTTGTTATTGGTGGTAGAAGACATCATAATTGTATATATACATTTAAATTAATGATGAAAGATATTAATAGAGAAGATATAGTTAAATTAATGAACAAATGTATTCAAGGTTTTATTACAAATACTAATAGATTTGTAAATAGACAAGAAGCATATAAAATAGCATTTGAAGCCAATCAAATAATTGGACCAAATAAAGGTTATGCTACAAATATCATTGGTTTAACATCAGAAGATTTGTATTAACATTAAACAATTAAATTAACAATTAAACAATAATAAAATGAAAAAGCTAATAATAATATTATTAATTGGAATAACTAGTAGTTGTTTTCCTATTGACAATAGAAATGAAGTAATGGTTGTAACTAGCATAAAAAAAATAAGTAGAAATACTGATGAAATACATTTCTTTGCTATAAATGGAGCTAGTACGCAAAATTTAGAAATATATGATTCCGTTAATAAGTGGAATATTGGAGATACCCTTAAACTAAGTAAATAATATGAAAAACTTTAAACAACATGATATAGCAATAATTGCTATTAAATCAAATAATAAACTAAATTCAGATAAAGAATATTTAACTATAATTGATGAAGAATTATATAATCCATTTAAAAATGAATATTATGAACTACATATTACTTCAAATGATAAAATAGAAGAAGGTGATTGGTTTTATGATATAAGAGAAAGTTATTCTAAAATTATTTATCAATGTATAAGAATTAGTTCTAATTTTATATTCAATGCAAATAAAGAAATAAATCACCTAATTGAATTTTGTAAAAAAATAATAGCTACAACAGATAGTTCACTAGTAAATAAAAAAGAACAGTCTGGAGAAAATGTATGGGTACAACAAATTCCAACATCATTTATTGAAATATTTATATCTGAATACAATAAAGGCAATATAATTACTAAAGTAATGGTAGAGTATGAAACTAAATGTAAAGAATTAAACGCTTTATGTACAGCTTTTAATGATGATTGTCCTGCTTGTGATAATAAATTATTAATAAATCCTGACAATACTATTAATATTAACTTAATTAAAGATAGTTGGAATAGTTTAGAAATAACAGAATTATTAAGAAAATTTGAAAACAGTTATAATACTAAGTTTTGTAAATCAGCAACAATCTATTGTAAACCTTGTGATAATGATAGAGTTGCTTTTATTGATGAATTTATTGAACAAAAGTTATAATTATGAATGAACCTAAATTAAATCATAATATTAAATATATATTAGATATATGTTTAATATCAGCACCTAAAAGTTGTCCTTATGTTAATGATAGTATTGAAATTACTTATAGTAATAGTGAAAAACAATATTTTACACATAAAAATGATAATCCTAATGATTTAAATTATGATTTTGAATCACATAAAGAATTAAAAGATTATTTTGATAAAATACAAAAACAATTATAACAACAAAGCCTAATTTATTGAACAAAATCTTTAAAAATATTAAACATTTTACTACCTTAAATGGTAATTATTATAAGCGAATGAATTATTAGCATAAGGTTCAACTAGAAATGTGTTAACTTAATAATTATAATAATGTAGAATGTTTATTTAATACTTAAACTAAAAAAATTATGAACAATATAAAACAAACTTCACATACACCTATCTTTGATGGTGTATTTACAAAACACAATGATACAACTATTTATAGAATTGTACAGGTTACAGATGAAAATAAAGAAGGACTTAAAAAACTAATACCAAAAGAATATCATAACATTTTAAGTATTGCTCTTGAATGGGATTATATATTAGAAAATCCAAATAGTGCTGCAAAATATCAAATTATCAATTTTAATGAATTTATTACTTTTGATAAATTAAATAAAGAAGATGCTAGTAAAATACTAAGTGGTACAAATTGTTAAATAAACAACATGAAAGATAAAAAATTATATAACACAATATATATATTTTTAGATATATTATACTATTTAATAGGAATAATTATAATATTATCTTTAGATGAAATTGGATATAAAATGACATTTATGCAATACATGAGTATTTGGATAATGTTAGTTATTATTATAAAACTACTACAATCAAAAATGAAAAAATATTTTTAACTTTTTAAAACAAATAAACATAATGCAAATAATACCAAATATTACATTTAAAAGTGTATTACAACCAATTCAAAATATTGAAGAAAGAAATGAATATTTTAATTGGTTAAACGATGAAGGAAAAAGATTAGAAATAGCTTGGGATTGTTTACAATTAATTGTAAATAATATTGTAAATGGTAGTTATTGTCAATATTGGAGTAATTCTTTAAATACTATTAAAACAAAAGATTCTAAAGAATTTCAAGAAATATTAAATAACGAATTACCAAAATGTTATGTATGTGGCAGAGGAGGATTAATGCTTAGTCAAATTAGATTAGGTAATAGTATATGTTCTGATAGTTTTTATAGAAGTGATGGAAATTTTGATAATATAAAAGGATTTGACCTTAGTACATTTAAATTAATAGAAAAAGAGTATGAAGATATTGAATTTAACCATCCTTATGATAAACATACAACTGAAAAATTAGCTAATATAATGTGTAATATTTTAGTTAATGGAAATTTTAACACACAAGATAAAACTAATTACTTAACTGTAATATATTAATTACTATGTCAAAGTGGACAAGTGTAAATACTTCTATAAAATATTCTCATACAATACACAATGAATAAATTTAAATAACTAATAAATAAAATGAAAAACATATCAACAACTTCTACTAAAGAAGTAACAAAAACAAAACAAATTGAATTATCAGCAGAAGAATACTTGCATTTTTGTTTAATAAATAAACAAGATATACAAGCACCACCAGTAAACACAGTATATTATAAAAATAGTGTTATAATAACATGTGATGAAAAATATTTAGAAAGCTTGGGTTATTAAACTCAAGCTTTTAGTAATTAACAATTTAAATAAAACAATTATGACAACCCAACAAACAAATGTTACTATCCATAGATTAGGTATTAACAAAAAACAGGTAAAGCTTTTACAGAAGTAATACAAACAGATATTAGTATTACAGAAGATAAAGAATTTAGAACTGGTATTAAATCAGGAGAAAATTATCCTAAAAGCCAATTTAAAAGTGATAAAGGTTATTTTAAAAAATTAGCTAAATGGAGAAGTAAAAAAGCTAAAAGAAAACAAACACAAAAAATAAGTAAATTAACAAGAATGTTAAACTTTTTAAAATTTAAATAAATTATGGAATTAAAATTAAACTCATGGTATGTATGGTTATGGTACTATACATATTCAGAAAAAGTACCAAATAACTTATGTCCTTTATTTTGGAAATTAGTAGTAGCAATATTATTATTTATACCAAATGTTATTTTTAGAATACCAGTTAATATATATAGTATGTTTGTAAAAAAAGACTATGATAAAATAGATACTGGTAGAACAGGTTTAGGAATAGCTGGTTATATACTTACAGCAGGAATAATATTTGTAATGTGGTGTTTATATAATTTTGTATTATATTTACTTAATTCTTACAGTTATGATAACAATGCTGTTATATGTAGTGAAGTAATTATATTTATAGCTTTATTTGTAATTATAAGTTATTATTGGTCAAAATATAAAACAGCAGATAAAATAATAGATGTAAGTAAAACTATAAAAGAAAAAACTTCTAATAATATTGTAATAAATTATACTAAATCTTGGTATAATAATAATTGTCCTAAAATTAATTGGAAATAAAATGAAACAATCAATTAAAATAGTAATCTTTTTAATTTTTATATTACAATTTTTTACTTTAATGTCAATTTGTTTTAATGTAAGACCAGTTTATATATTTCTGATTCTTCTCTCTTTAGATGGAATAGGATTAGCAGTATTAAGTGTACATTTTATAAGACAATATGTAAATAAAAATAATTATTGGATAGATTTACATGGTAAAGGTAGTCAATGTTAGCTTATTTTTGTTAAATAAATAAAATTTACTTGTATTATATAAATAAAGTAGTACATTTGTAGTACTAAAATAAAGAAAGGAGAATAATACAATGAGAAACGAGTTAATTAACAAAACATTACACTACAATATGTTGGCTTGTCCACATTGTAGTAATTTACTTTTTGACCAATTACATGAATATGAAAAATACAATAGTATAAAAACTGTTGCGTGTATTTCATGTGATTTTTTAGGTAAAAGAGAAGGATTTAAACTATTATCATTAGAACAAATAAAACAATTAAAACCAATTAATCAAAATGACAGAAGCAGAAAAATTAAAAGCAGCACAATACAATGCAGCTATTAAAGCTGAAATAAATCAAAATAAAGTAAATATAGATAGAACTATATTTCAAAAAACACCAGAAGATAAAACATTATTAAAAAGAATGAAAGCTTCTTGTAAAAAATAAAAATTAAAGCTACTAATACATAATATATTAGTAGCTTTTTTAATTAAATAAAAATAATAATTAAAATTATGACAAAAATAAATAATCAAATAGGTAAAAAAGTAATTGTAAGAGCTGATAAAGCAGGAGTATTTTTTGGTACATTAGTAAATAAAAATGAATTAGAAGTTCAATTAAATAATGTAAGAAAATTATATTATTGGTCTGGTGCAAATGCTATTGAGCAAATAGCAGAAGAAGGAGTTAAAAATCCAAATGAATGTCAATTTACAGTTGTAAATAAAGAAGCTACAATTAGTAATTATATTCAAATTATTACATGTACAGATAAAGCAATAATTAATATTGAAAATGTGCCTATATGGAAAAAATAGAATGTTTTATTAAAAGAAATTTTACATATATAAGTAGAAATGAAAATGGATATGGAGATGGAGATGGAAATGGATATGGAGATGGAGATGGAAATGGATATGGAGATGGAGATGGAAATGGAAATGGATATGGAGATGGAAATGGAAATGGATATGGAAATGGATATGGAAATGGATATGGAGATGGATATGGAAATGGATATGGATATGGAAATGAAAATGGATATGAAAATGGATATGGAGATGAAAATGGATATGAAAATGGATATGGAGATGGAGATGGATATGGAGATGGAGATAGATTAATTTCATTGAATAGTCAAAAAATATATTTAATTGATAATATTCAAACTATAATTATATCTGTTAAAAATAATATAGCTAAAGGTTTTATAGTACAAGAAGATTTATCTTTAATTTCTTGTTATATAGCTAAAGGAGAAAATGAATTTGCTCATGGAAACACAATTAAAGAAGCTGTTGAACAATTACAAAATAAATTATTAATAAAATTACCTATTACAGATAGAATTATAAAATTTAAACAATTTTTTAATAATAATAATAAAAAATATAAAGCTATTGAATATTATAATTGGCATTATAAATTAACAGGAAGTTGTGATATGGGAAGAAATTCTTTTTGTATAAATAATAATATTAATATTAAAAAAGATAAATTTACAGTAATAGAATTTATAAAATTAGTAGAAAATAGTTATGGTTCAAATATTATTAAACAATTAAAAGAATCATATAAATAAAGTAAAATAAAATAAAGTAACAAATAAAAACAAAAAACAATCAAAATGACAACAGGAACAGAAAAAACAGTAATTACAGGAAAATCAAAAAACAGTGAAATTCAAAAAGAATTTGCAAAAGAATTAAATAGTGGATATGCTTTTGTAGCAGCTATTGATAAAACATCAAATTCAGATTATTTAAGTGTAATGTTTGTACAAAGTGCAGACAATGGTAATAAAAATCCAATGAGTTTAGCTTTAGGTTGGAACTCACATATTATTAAAATGTGGCAAAACTTTAAAACTGAATTAGTAAATTTTGAAGTAGGAACGACAGCAGATGAAATATTTACCAATATAGCAGAACAAGAAATTCATGTTAATTTAAAAGAAATGGAATCTTTTGAACCTAGAACATGGATAAATAAAGATGGTAGTAAAGGTGTTTCACAACCTAAATTAAACCCATCAACTAATGAAAATATATTAGTAGGAGGTTTACCAGTGTACAGAAGTGTAGAATGGACTTATGATAGTGCAGCCAGTATTACAAAAGTAACTGAATTAGATGCAGCTAAATTTAAAGCTGATAGAAGTGTAGGTACACCATTACAATTAGCTAATGAACCTACTAAAGAAGAAGTGAAAGATTTCACTACTGCTAGTTACTAATAAAAAATTAAATAATAAGAGATAAAGTAGTAAATATATGGAAGAAGTAAACTTAAATGTTAAACGTAGTACATTAATGCTTGTTATTTAAAATATTAATTTAATAAAGATAGAACTGCAAATATATTGAATAGCAGCAATGGGTTAATAGACTTTTCCTATTCATTGATTCTTTATTAATTAATAAAAGAAAAGATTTGGCAGAATGGTTAAATGTTAAACTAGAATAGATATAAATATGAAACTAGATATTCAATATATTTATGTCCATAGGTTCGAATCCTATAATCTTTTCAAAATTAAGGTGGTACTTAATTGTTTTAATCTCACTGTATTGAGTAAATTGTGAATAAAGAGTAGATACAGATACTCTTTTTAAAAAATAAATAAACAAAATCATGAATTTAAATAGAAATCAAACAATTAGATTAATACAATGTAAACAATATTGGTATCAAAGACATTTATATAGTAAAAGAAAAATTTATAAACCTAGAGTAGAAGCTTATTATTTTGGTATATTTTCAAAAAAAAATTAAATTATGATAAAAATAATAATACTAACAATAATTATTTACGAAATAGTTAAAAACTTAATACTTAAAGCATGGTATAATCATCACAATAAACAATAAAAATTATGACAAACATTGTAAAAAAAGAAAGTAAAATATCTATTAAAAAGTCTAGTAGTAAAAAACAAATGCAAAATGCTATTAAATTAGAAATAGAAAAAATAGATGAAAAATTAGCATCTTTAGGTTTACCACCAGAAATAAAATATATTTGTAGTGCTATAACAAATTTTGAAACAACACAAAATACTGTTAATATTAGTGTTTGTACTGATATATCTTGGTTATATAGAGCATTAGCACATTATGAAAATATTTATAATAATGTATTACATAATAGTCAATTAATGTTTAAAACAGGTTTTATAGAACTTAAAAACAATCAAAATATATTAATAAGAGATATAATTGTTGATTTAAAATTAAGAATTAAAGTTATTACACATTCTTCTATGATTAGTAAATTAACTACTGCAAAAAATAAACTTGCTCCTTTTATGGATGAAGAAAGTAGATTATACAATACTTTAAAAGAAGTTGAACAATTATATAATTCAAGTGAATAATGAAAACACCTTTATTTATAAAAAACAATAAGTACTATTATAGTGTAGATTTAATTCATAATTTAACTATATTTTATGACAAAATTATTACACAAAAGAAAAAATATATCTTTTTTGGTGAAACAATTAATGTAGAAACATATCATAAATGTTTTATTATAAACATAAACTTAAATCATTATATTAAAGATTATGAAATACATAATAGTCTTGTAAATAGAATGATAAATGATGCTGAACAAGCTTATCAATTAAAAATGATTAAACAACAAAGAAATGAAAAATACAGCAATAACAATTAGAAGTTTAAAAGATAAAATTTTATCTATTTTAAAATTAGATGAAGCAGGTAAAATAGAAAGTTTTTTAGAAAAACAAGTAAAAATGTTACAAAAATCAATTATAACTAATACTAAAAATTTAGAAAAGTTTGTAGCAGAAATTAGAGATAATATAGAAACTTTAGACGAGCAAATTGAAGATGCTGAACAAGCATTAGAAGATGCTTATGCAAAAGTAACTTTAAAAGATGTAGAAACTAATGATGCTATGAATAATTTTTCTGATATTTATTGGGATAATATTGATAATTGTCAACAAACAATTAAAAAATTAGAAGAAAATAAAAAATTATATTTAACTACTATTGATAGTGAAACTAGAAATGTTGAAGAAATTATTTCTAATTTAAAACAAAAAATAGAAGCTATTTCATAATAAATAAATAAATGTTGATTAGTAAAACTCTATTAATAGCAATATTAATAGAGTTTTTTTTATTTAAAATTAAAAAATATAGCTATTATGAAAATTAGACCAAAAAGTGAATTACCGTTTGATTGGGTAAATAATACAGATGAAACACCGTTATTATTTCAAATTATTGATAATACAAAAAATATAACTGTAGTTGAAGATTATACTGATGAAGATTTAATTGACCACACAAGACAAGATATTGAATTTATAGTACATGCTTGTAATAATTATGAAAAATTAGTAGAAGCTTTAAAAATGTTTATTGAATTAGATGATTTAGATGTTAGTATAAACATACACGCAAAAGATACTAAAAAATTACTTAAAGAATTAGGAGAAATAGAATGATAATAAAAACAGAAGTTTTATTAGAAACAGCAGGTAATATTTCAGCAGATGATGAAATAAAAATGACTGTAAACACTAAAAATACAAGTAAATTATTTAGTTTATTATTAGGAAGTTATAAATCAATAAGAAGTTCGTTTATTAGGGAATATACAAGTAATGCTTGGGATGCTCATAAAGAGATAAATTCAACAGAACCAGTTATAGTTCAAATTGATGAAGATGATGGAGGAATATTTATAGCTTTTATTGATAAAGGTGTAGGAATGTCTTATGAGTTTGTGAAGAAAATATTTAGTAGTTTATTAGATAGTACAAAAGAACAAACGAATGATGCTATAGGAGGATTTGGTATAGGAAGTAAAAGTGGACTAGGTTATCAAAAACAAATGCAGTTAAGAACAGTAAAAGATGGTTTATTAAATGATTATCTTATTTATTGTGAAACATCAGAATTACCTGTTATATCACCTGTTATTATAAATGAACCAATTGATGAACATTCTGGTACTACAGTTAAAATATATTTAAAAACTGAAAAAGTAGAAAATGCTAATTATTCTGGTTGGAGTAAAAGATATATTGAAGAAGATGATTTAATAGCTAAAACAGCTTTAAGTGAATTATGTTTTTTTGATAATGTTGTATTTGATTTTAAAACTTATAATAGTAGAAATCATGCTGCAAGTTTTAATAATTCAAAAATTATAGAAGGAACTTATTTTAAATATAAAACAAATAAACAATATGCAGAAGATATACATTTAATACTTGGAAAAGTTTGTTATACAGTTGATTGGAGAATAATAGGTAGAGAACCTATTAATATACCAATTGGTATTAAATTTGAAATAGGTGAATTAATGGTTGGTATGACTAGAGAATTTATTGAATATTCAGATGATGCTAAAAAATTAATTAATGAAAGAATTGATTTAGCTTTACAAGAATTAGTAGATAAATATAATGAGCAACAACAACCAATAGAAGATTTATTTGAATATACTGATAAAAAAAAGAAATTTGAAGATAGTCCTTATCATTATTTAAAATTACCAAATTTTGAAAATTTAAATATAACTGCTTTAACAAGTATTTTAATAAATGATAAACAAAAATATCATTTAAATCCTATTACTTATAAACCTATTGCTCATTTACCAATTAAATTAAAAAAGGGAGTAAATCCTTTTTGGTTTATTACTCCTAGAAGAATAAGATTAGAAGATTGTAGAGAAAAACAATCAGAAGCTAGTATTTTAAAAATTAATAAAAATGAATTTCAATTTTTTAAAAATAAAAATAAAGAATTAACACTTGATTTTAAAAAATATGTAAAAAATGCTGTATTTTTGCAAGATGATTATAAAGGTTTTATACATAAAAAATCTAATGAAGATAAAACTAAACACCAATATAATACTATATTATATGAAAACTTTTGCAATAATTTAGGAATACATAAAATAACAGATAATTCAATTGTTTTTAATGATGAAACTAGATATTGGAAAAAACAATCATATAGTGATACAGTAGAAAAAAGACATAATATTTATGAATCTTACCCATTAGGTACAGCTAAAGTTGTTTATGAATACAAACGTATTATTACAGAAGAATTATTTAAAACATTAAATGTTAAAGATTTTGAAACATTTGAAATTCCTCAAACATGGTTAGATGAACAAAAAGCTATTGCTAAAGAAGCTTATATAGCTAATAAATCAACTAGATTAGAAAGAGTTATTTCTGTTAAAGATATGATATTAAATGATAGATATGATTTACATTTTGTACCTTATACTTCTAAACATCAGTTAAAAGATAAAACAAAATTAACAGATAAATTTGATGGTATTATAGTTTATGGTTTTCAAGAAGATAGAAAAGGTTTAGAATTATTTACAGAAATAATAAAAGAATATGAACCTTATAAAAAAGAAAAATATAAAGATTGGTATGATAGAACTGCATATAGATGTATTAATGTAAATCATCAAATTATTAGAGTTTATCAAATAGCTAAAAACAATTTAAAATCATTACTTAAAACAAAAACTAAAAACATTTATCATGTATCACAAATTATGGACTTAAAAGTAATACAAAATTTCTTCACAAGTGTAGAAATAAAAAATAACCATGCTTTTAATTTAGAAGCAGATGAAATAAAAGAATTTAATTATTATCTTTCAACAGTTTATGAAGAAATATATAAATTTAAAGAACAATATCCTAGTAGTATAGAAAAAACTCTTAGAGAACTTATTAGTTTATACAAATCTAATACAGAAATATTAAAAATAGAAATAAATCCTATAATCAAAGAAAAAATTGATTATATTGATAATTATTTTAAAAATGCTGAATTAGTTAGATATGTAAAAATTAATGAAGATAGTTTACCTCATGTAGTAAATTATTTAAAAGAAAAAGGTAAAAAAGTTAATATTAATTTTTATCATAAACCAGATATAAATATAGGTAAAGAAAAAGTAATTCCTGTATTAGATAGTTTTGAATTAGTAGAAACAGAAATACCATTAACTAATTATAGTGTTAGACATGGAGAAATTACATGGACACCAAAACCAATTAAATTATTAAACTCACCAACACAAATAAAAAATGAGGAAACAGAAGTATGTTTAACATAAACAATTTAAGAAAAGCTAATGAAAAAATTAATGAATTAAATTTATTAATAGAAAAATCTAAAGAACAGTATAAAATAACTGAAAAAAATAATAACCAGTTAATTGAAAATTATACTAATTCACAAGAAAAATTAGAAGTTAAAAATGAAGAAATATCTAAATTAACTGATGAATATAACGCTTTAGTTAAAGTTAATGAAGAAATTGTTAATAATTATAATGAATTAACTAATAATTATAATGAATTAGTTACTAATTATAATAATTTATTAGAAAATACAAAAATTATTTCTATTCAAAAAACTCGTACATTAGAAGATATTGAAGAATATCCAGAAGAATCACATATAGAAATAAATGAACAATGGGATAATGAAAGTAAATTAGAACTTTTAGATACTTTAACATATTTTGTAGAATCTAAAATTATAGAACAAGATGAAGAAAAAGCAATAACAGAATTTTCAATTTCAATTATAACAAACAAATAAAATGGCAACACCTAAAAAAGTAGTAAAAAAAGTAGCACCTAAAAAGGTAGCAGCTAAAAAAGTAGTTAAATCTGCTCAACCAATTGTAGCTAAAAAAACAGTTGCAAAAAAAGTAACACCAGTTAAAAAAGTAGTTCCTGTTAAAAAAGTTGCAACTAAAACAGTTGCTCCTAAAGTTGAAACACCTATTGTTAAACCAATAGCTATTAAAATTAAAAGAGTAGGTAGTAAAACTAATGTTATTATGAATAAAGTTGTTATGACTGTTGATTATTCAGAAAAACATTATAATGAAACATTAAGTCTTATTGAAAAATATAATAAATTAACTAATGTTTCTACACCTACAGGTAAAAAGTTAGAAGAACAAATTGAAACTTTAATGATACCTAAAGTAGTAGCTAAAGCTAAAGTTAAGGAAAATATCAAAACTCAAATAAAAATTGAAAAAAAAGCTTTAATTGAAAAAAGTGCTACTGAAAAACCTAAAGTTAAAGTAGAAGAAGTTAAAAAAGTTGTAGAAGAAATAAAACCTAAAATAGATGAAGCGAAACAAGAACCTGTTAAACCAGCACAATCTAAACAAGGTAGTAGAGGAGAAGGGTACAGATAATCATTTAAAGGTGTTGGAAGATTGTATTTATAATAATCCAACACCTTTATTAAATATTAAAAATCAATATATTATAGATATTATTGATAGTTATTTACCTTACAGTCATGGTATGGAATTTGAATGTTCTCAACAGAGTAATTATGATGAAGAATCATTTAAAAAAATACCTAATATAATGGAGGTAAAAGTTGATAGTTATGAACAAAGATATAGAATACCATCAGGATTAAAAGGTATGGTTTGTTTATATGATATTTGCAATTTAATGAAAGATATGTCTATTAATAATACTGAATCAAGCACACATTATCATACAGATTTAACTGATATTTGGAGTGAAATAAATGTAAGTGGTTATAGACAACAACCAAAAGGTTATGATTATATTACTGAATCTTTAAAAGAATGGGAAACTGCTTTTGATTATAGTAAAACTGCTAATTGGTGGTATTTTAATGATTTAGGTACTTTAGAAGTAAGAATAGGAGAACCTACTTTTGATTATAATATTATAATTAAAAGATTAATGCAATGTTCTGATTTATGTAAACAAATTAGAAATATTGTACCTAATGATTATAAACTTAAACAGTTGCAAAAACAATTGCAAGAATTAAACTTTTTTGATGAATTAGAAATAATAAATCAAAATCAAGAAATAATAAATAATAAAATAATAAAATGGTAGAAGAAGAAGAAGTACTAAGTAATAGAAAAATATACATAACTTTAAATGTTCTTATATTTATATGTACAATAATAGGTATATTTAGATTAGAAAATCATATTGTAAAACAAACTAAAATTAATAAATATAATGACAGTTTATATAAAGATATGTATTATTCTATTATAGATAGTAATGAAAAAGAAGCTTATTTAGTAACAGCTACAACTTATAATCCTACAATACATCAATGTGATAGTTCACCAGATAGAACAGCTTGTAATAATAAAATTGATTTAAAAAATCCATATAAACATAGATATATAGGATTATCAAGAGATTTAGCAGCAGAATTTTATTGTGGAGAAAAAGTACAATTAATTAATTGTGGTAAATTTAGCGGTTATTATACAATAGCTGATTTTGGAAATAAAAGATTAGTAAGAACTATTGATATATTAATAGGTAAAGAAATAGGTGGTAAATTTAAAAATGTAATAATCCGCCATGTTAATTAATGAATCTAAACTTAAAAGACAAAATGAAATAATAGATACATGGATAAGTAAATTTAAAGCAAATGGATACATTACAGCAGTTACAGGTTTTGGTAAATCTTATTTATGTATATTAGCGATTAAAAGATTTAATCCAGAAAAAGTAGTACATATAGTAGTACCTACAATAGTATTACAATCACAATGGAATCAATTATTAATAGATAATAATGTATTAAACGCTAAAGTATTTGTAATTAATAGTTATGTAGCAACACCACAAAAATGTGATTTATTAATAATAGATGAAGTACATCGTGCTACAAATGAAGCAGCGTTTTATTTTAGTAGTTTATTAAATAATACTGTTTGTGATTATAGATTTTTAGTAACAGCTACATTAGATAAACAAAAAATAGCATTTTTACACGCTAAAGGTATTTATTGTTGTGGAGAAGTAACATTAGAAGAAGCTCTAACTAAAGGATGGGTTTCTTCTTTTCAAGTTTACAATTTAGAACTAGAATTTACACCAGAAGAACAGGAGAAATATGATAAAGCAACTAATTTAATAAAAGCTCATTCACCATATTTAGAAGGATTAAATCCATTTACAGCTTTAAAAGACAAACAGTATTTAAAAAACTTTTGTGAAGAAAATGATTTTAATTATAAAGATATACAAATGAGAATTGTTAGACATAATGGTGCTACTACTACAAGAAAATCTATAGTATATGGAGCTAAAGCAAAAGTTGATATTATACCATTAATTCTTGACCATCTAGGAAAAGAAAAGAAGGCTTTAATATTTAGTCAAACTAAAAAATATGCTGATGCTGTACAAAAAATATTACCAAGTTCAAAAGTATATCATTCTGGTATTAAAAATGAACATGAAAAAGCAGCTATTTTACAAGATTATGTAAATAATGATGTTCAGCATTTAGTATCAGTTAAATCTTTAAATGAAGGTTTAGATGTAGAAAATGTAGATGTAGGTATTGCAGCAGCTTATACTTCAACAGGAATAGATGCTCTGCAAAGTTTAGGTCGTACAATTAGATTTGTAAAAGGTAAAGAAGCTATATTTATAAATTTATTTATAAAAAATACTGTAGAAATAGGATGGTTAAAAAAACGACAACAAAAGATTTTTAACGTAAAATGGATTAAAACAATAGAAGAAATAAAATGATAACAGCAGCAGAATTTTTAGATAAAGGTAATTTTAATAATACTACAGATATGTTAATTGAATTTGCTAAACTACATGTAGAAGAATGTAAAAGGAATATAGCAGAAGATTATACTTATTTTTTAAAAGGTGATGAAGGTTCAGAAACACTTGATGTTGAAAAATTTCACAAAGAATCTTACCCATTAGATAATATAAAATAAATATGTTACAAAAAATAGATGAATTAAAAACTCAACCTATTATAGGACAAATGTATTTAGTACCTTGTATTATTAAAAAATATTATTTAAATAATGAAAATTGGTATATAAATAGTAAAAATAAATTAAAATTACGTAAATCTATTAGACTTCATATTTATCCTATAATAAATCATCTACATTCAGACAAAGAAAATGGACAAAATTATAAACATTATCATGTAGATTTTAGATTTATAGAAACAGGTAAATATAATAACCCTTTAAAACTTCACAGTAATCATGAATTTGCACCTAATATACGATATGATTTAGAACCTAAATTAAATATAGATTTTGAACAACATTATAAAATAGAATACAAAGAATTAAAATGTATTAGATTAAATAATTATGGTATTGCAGGACAAGTTAAAATAGATAAATTAAAAAATAAATGTATTAAAAACAATAAATGTCCTCATAGAGGATATAATTTATCACAAGAACCTGTTGTATTTAAAAAATTAGGTCGTAATAATAAAGGTGGAAAATGGCAAAAAATTATTGAATGTCCTTTACATGGATTAAAATTTAATGCAGAAAATAAACAATTAATAGAATAAATATGTATAAAATAAGAAAGAGAGGAAAATTTTGATATATGACGCTAAAAGATTTCATTCAATTATGAAAGAATTAGATATTACACCAAATCAATTATATTTTTGTGTAATATTAATGGCTTCAACATTTGAAGAAAAACAACAATTATTAGAACATTATACAAAAGCTTATGGAGGATTTAGTTATGAAGAAATAGATGGATTAGAAGAAAAAGATTATATTTTTAATTATGGTAAAAATAAAGAAGGTAAAGCAACTTTACTAACAATACCTGTACAAGAAAAAAAAGTAGTAAGAAAAACAGTATTTTCTGATGCTAAATATTTAGAAATGTACATGGTTACACCTACATTTAGAGATAAACTATACATTGATAAAGAAGAAGCAGCAGAAGAAATGTTATTAGCTTATCCTTCATGGATTACAATTGATGGTAAAAGACAAGCTATTAAAATTATACCTGATAGAAATGAATTTTATGAATATTATAATACTATAACAAATGGTGATATTATTAAACATAAACTTATAGTAGAAATGTTTTCTAAATATAGAAAATATGTAAATGAAGGTAAATTTAATGGTATGGGTATTAGAAAAGCTTTAGAATCTAAATTATGGTTAGCTATACAAGAAGAAGTAGAATTAGAAGGAGTTAATAAAGACAATATAGGAGATATTTAAAATTATGATGTATCAAAATTTTTTAAAGTATGTGAGAGATGGTAGAGAAGGTTTAAATAAAGGAATACCTATGGGTTTTCCTAGATTAGATAAATATTTAAGAGGGATACAAAAAAAGAAATTTTATTTAATTGGGGCAGAAACAGGTTGTGGTAAAACAGGTTTTGCTGATGAAGCTTTTATATTAAATCCTTACAAACATATTACAGAAAATAATGTAAAAGAAACTTTAAAAATTTTTTATTATTCGTTTGAAATAGATTTAGAATCTAAATTAGCTAAATGGGTATCATATCAAATATTTCAAGACCATAAAATAGAGATAGACCCAGAACATATTGTAGGTATGGATATGCAACATGATAATGATGTAGAAAATAGATTATCTGATGAACATTACAATTTAGTTGCTAGTTATGAAGAATATTTTGAAAAATTGTTTTCACATATAGAATTTGAAGATATAGCTTTAAATCCAACAGGTATTAAAAAACAAGTTGAAAAATATTGTATTGATAACGGTACAATGCCAGAATATGATAAAAAAGTAGAAGGTATAGTAAAAAAAATTCCAACATATAAACCTAATAAACCTAATGAATATGTAATAGTTATAATTGACCATTATTCTTTAATTAAATCTGAAAGTGAAAAAGGTATAAAATTAAATAAAAAATTAAGTATGGATAAACTTTGTAGTTATTTAATAGAATTAAGAAATAAATATAAAATAAGTCCTGTAGTAGTTTCACAATTTAATAGAGAGTTGGGAGATATACAAAGACAAAAATTTAAAGAACTTACTCCACAATTAACTGATTTTAAAGAAACAGGTAATTCACAAGAAGATGCTAATGTTGTATTAGCATTAATGCACCCTAAAAGACATAATTTAGATAATTATCAAGATTATGTTTTAAAAGGAATAGATTATGATATAACTGATAATTTTAGAATGGGCTTTATAATTAAAAATAGAGGAGGTAGAGATGGAGTTAAATTAGCATTTAGATTTTTAGGTATATGTGGTTATTTTGAAGAAATACCAATAGCAAAAGAATTTAATGAAAATCCTCAATGGTATAAAAAAATAAAAGATTTTAGTAAACCTTTTTTAGAATTAATTAAAACAAAAACAAAAAAATAATGTTAGCATTAACAAATCAAACAATAGAAGCTATTTTAAAAGGAGAACATGAAACTTTTATTATGGTAGATAATGAATTAGTAGATTCGTTTAAAAACAAAGAAAGAAGAAGTCTTGTAATTCAAAGACTTAAAGATAATGTATGCTTTGAAGGTATATATGAAATAGAAATACCAAGTAATTTAATTTTAACAAGTAAAACATTTAAAGAATACAAATGGGAGAAATAGTAGTAGAAAAAAAATATAGAGTAGCTATCATAGATACTATTAATCAGTTACAATCTGATGTACATTTAGATTTAATGGAAAAAAAGAATAGAGGTGCTACTTATGATGAATGGAGAGATTTTGGAGTAGAGTTATTAGATTTATATAATTATATAAAATCTTTACCAAACACTATTCCAGTAGCTATTTTAGGTTTTGAAGGTAGTGGTAAAACAGTAGGAGGAAGTTTTCTTAATCCTGATGAAACATATTGGTTAAATATTGATAAAAAACCGCTTACATTTATAGGAGCTAGACAAAAATATTCAAGAGAAAAGAAAAATTATAAAATTATAACAGGGTATAAAGAATGTAAAAAAACTATAGCTGCTATTCACGCTAATAGTAAAGACCCTTTAATAATTTTTATGATGGGGCATATTGAAGATTATAAATCGAAAGGTACAGATAGACAAAGATTAAAAGTATTAGGTAAAATGGCTACCAAATATAATATAGAAGGTGCTTTATCACATACTTATTATACTCATATAGATGAAGATAAAAAAGCTACTGACCCAGAAAGATATAAATTAAGAACTTTATCAATGAATGATACTGCTAGAAGTCCTATGGGAATGTTTGAAACTGAATATATACCTAATAATCTACAGTTAATAGTAGATGCTATATTAAAAGATTATAATGGACAATAAAAATAATTCAAATAAGTAATTTTCTTTTGTATTTGCAAGTACAAAAGTGTTTATAAAACTATACATATAAAAAATATTTAGTAAAAAACAAAAAATATAAAAGAAATTACTTGACAAGAATACAAAAAAGAGTTACATTTGTATCAATAAATAACAATAAATTAAAAAACAACAAACAAACAGTATGAAAATTTTAGGAAGTAACAATGGAAAATTAGGTGTTCAATCACTATCAAATGTAAACACATCAACTACAGAATCATCAGATATAGTAGTAAAATCTATTTTTCGTAAAGGAGAAGTATTAACAAATTTCTTTTTCAACGGTTCATGGAAAAAATTAAATTTAGATAACAATGCTATCCTTACTGGTTTAAGTGATGATGAAACTTTTGTACAAGTATCTACATTACCACATACAGATAAAAGAGCATCTGCATTTAAATTAACTAGTAAATCTAATAACAAAAAATCAAGGTCATATAAAAGTGATAATTTAGCAAATGTGTTATTAGCAGCAGAATTAATAGTTGCTCCAAAAAATGCAGATGGAACTATTGCTATTAAAGGTTTTGTAGAAGGTTATAGCTACAGTCAACATTTAAATTTAGTAGAAGTTGAACGTACAGAAGAAGAAATTGAACAAGGTATTATAAAAGCTTATAAAGTAGTAGCATCAGAAATTCCATCAGTTTTAGAAAAAACTAGAGAAATTCCTCAAGAAAGAATTGATGCTATTATGGCAGCAAGAGCAGTTACATTAGCAGCTAAAAAAGCTAATACAGTAGTAGAACCTACAAATCGACCAGTAGAATCTAATGATGTAACAGCAAACTTTGAAGATAATCAAAGTGCTTAATTAGCAATTTGATTATAAAAATTAAAAAGCAGTAGAAATACTGCTTTTTTTGTCTTAAAAAATTACAAAAATTAAAATAAAATAACATGCAAGGTAAAAAACAAGAAGAATTTGTAGAATCAACAATAACCAATTTTACAGGATTAGCCGATTTAAGAATAGTAGCAATCAATCCAACTTTAGAAGAATTAAATGCTTTACAAGGCTCAAGTATAGAAAAAGAACCTCAATATGTAGGTATTTCTTTAGGTAAAGATGAAGAAGGTAATGATAAAATACAAAATAAAATAGTAATTTATTTATCAAATAATTGTTTAGTAGAAGAATTAGATACTAAAACAGATAATTTAAATAAAGGTACTAAAAAAGTATCGGCTAAATTAGAATTTTTAGTTAGTCCTACTTTTGGTTTAAGTAGTAAAGGAAATTCACAATTTATTAATGGTTTAGGTAATGCTTCATATAGTAAATCTTTAGAAACTATCACAAACAATCCTAAAATGGAATGGTTTTATAAAGAAGAACCTATTGTACAAGCTTATGTAGGAGAAGCTGCTTTATTAGATTTCTTTAAAGCTTTTTTATATATTGGTTATGATGAAAAAGCAGGTTTTAAAAATAGAGAAGCTATTATGAAAGGTGATGTTACAGAATTAAGAAATTATGTTAAAGCTGTAGCAACTAATGAAGTAACTTGTTTATTAGGTGTAAAAGAAAAAAATGGTAAATACTATCAAAATGTTTATACTAAGAAATTTACAAGAGCTACAATGAAAAATTCAAAAAATGCTTTTATTAAAGCACTTAATGAAGATAATGGTGAATTTAAAGCAGAATACAATAAAGATTTAAAACTTAGAGTTTATAATCCTACAACACAAATTGATACTCCTGACAACGAAACTATACAATCAGATTTTAATTCAAATTTATAGTAAATAATTAATATAAGCATACTGTTTAAATACAGTATGCTTTTTTTGTTTTTACTTAAATTTGAAAATATGATACCAATAGACCAAAGAATCAATAAAAAATTCATATTAGATAATATTACAGAAGCAGATATATTTTGTAAATATTTAAATATAGACTATACTTATATAGGTACAAACAAAATGTTTTGTAATATATTAAGAAATGACCCTAATCCTACATGTACTATTAAAATATTTCCTGATGGTAAATTATGGTTTAGAGATTGGGCGCAAACAAAAGGTTATGATTGTTTTGGTTTAATTCAATCAATTACACCAGATTGTAACTTTAATCAAGTATTGCAAATTATAGCCAAACATTTCTCTCTTTTAGATGGTAATGAATTTACTGAATATCAATACATTTTATCAAAAGAACAGTTAATCAAATTAACACAAGAAAAGTCAAAATTAGATATAAAGATTAAAAGAACAGAATGGACTAAAAAACATTATGATTTTTGGAAACAATTTAATTTAACTACTAAAGATGATTTAGCTAATATTCATCCTATTAAATGTTATTGGTATAATGATATGAAGTTTCAAAGTGATAAAATTATGTTTGCGTATCATTTTGGAGATTATAATTATAAAATCTATATTCCTTTTGCATCTAAAGACAAAGGAGAGTTAAAGTTTTTACATAATAATTCTGAAATATTACAAGGAGAACATGAATTACAATATAATCAAGATTTATTGATTTTACAATCAAGTTATAAAGATGTAAAAGTTTTAAGAAAAATAGAAAAAGAATATACTTTTGGTTTTGAAGTAGCAGCTACAATGAGTGAAACAATTAAACCAACAAAAAAGAAAATAGAATTTCTTAAAACTAAATACAAAAATATAATTTTATGGTACAATAATGATAAAGCTGGAATTGAAGCTATGAAACAACAATCAAAAGATTTAGGAGTTGATTATATAGTACATGATTTAGATTTACCTAAAGATATATCAGATATAGTAAAAGAAATTAATTATGAAAAAGCAATAGAAGTAACACACAATTTAATATATGGGTAATTTAAACTTAGATGAAATAATCTATAAAAGACAAGAAGCTAGAAATAATAAAAATTATCAATTAGCTGATGAATATAGAATTATATTAGAAAATAATAATATATTTATAAATGATTTAAAAGATAGTCAAGAAGTATTTTATTGTAGTAATAATTTTTTTAAATATAAACCTAATAATATGACTAATAAAGAATATTTTATTTTTAAACAAAATGAAGAAAAAAAAGCAGAAAAAACATTTAACGCTTGGTTATTCACAATGAAACAAAAAGGAAATGGAATATAGAATACCAAAAAGAGATGAATTTGTAAAAAGTTTTAAATATGAAATATTATTAACATCAGGAGGAGAAAGTTGGTTTTTTACATCAATAGAAGATACTAAAGAAACTATTCAAGAACAATTAGATGCTAATAGACAACCTTTAGTTAAAGAATGGGTAGAAAAAGAATATATTTATGATAATATTTTTGATGAACTTTTAAATTGTCCTTATAGTATATCTTATTTTTTAAAAAATAATTTAATTAGAGTAAAAATATAAAATGGGAATAGACAGTAAAGAAGAAAATGATGAAGGTTGGTATGAATTAGATTTAACACCTCAAACATCACCAAGACCAAGATTAGGTAAATTTGGGGCTTACATGCCAGCGAAATATAAAGCCTATCAAGATTGTATGATATATGAAATGAAAAAACATAATATTTTACCTCAAGATTTTGGTATTTTAGAATTAATTGTTTATTTTCCTTATCCAAGTTCAACACCAAAAAAACATCTTATTGATAATTTTCCTATGAGGAAAAAACCTGATTATGATAATACAGCTAAAGCAATTACTGATTGTTTAGAAAAATTAGGAATTATACATAATGATAGTCAAATTTATAAAGCTTTTATAACTAAATTATATACAACTCAAAATACAGGTAGAATCAAATTTAAATTAAGTATATAAAAATACAAAAAAAAACATTAGAAGAATATGTGTAAAACAGAAATAACACAAACATTTAATGAATGGTTACAATTTATAACTTTAAAACATAATAAAAATTTAGTTGAATATTATGAAGAAATTTATAAAATAAATCAAAATAAACCTATTGTAGATGGAGATATTGTAGCACATAGTTATGGTAATAATTTAGGTTATTGGGCAGGTAAATATAAAAAATTAGGTAATAATACAGGAGAATTATGGAGTACACCTCATAGTTGTTATTGTGTATATGAAAAAAATTTAATAGGATTAAATAAACAAAATTAAATATGTGGACAGTATGTCAAAAAGCTCCTAATTATCTGATTAATGAATTAGGACAGTTAAAACATATAAATAAAAATAAAATTTTAAAAATAGATAATAGTAGAAATTATCCAGCTTATAAAGTAGATATAATGGTAAATCTAAAACATTATTAATTCATGTAATGATAGGTGTTCATTTTATACCTAATCCTAATAATTGTAAAATTATAAATCATAAAAATTTAAATAAAAAAGATTTTACAAAAGATAATTTAGAATGGACAACTCAAAGTGAAAATATTAAACATTATTGGAAAAACAAAAATTTAAAGAAACAACAAACAAATGAATAGTAGTTTATATAAAATAGAAAACCTTTACTTAAATTTAATGAGTGAAGCAGAAAGTCAAGAAGGTGTTTTAACAGATGAACAAAATGCTTTATTAAATTTTACAACAGAAGAATGGGCTACAAAATCAGAACAATTTTGTAAAATTATTAAAACATTAGAAGCTGATGTTGCATTTTGTGATACAGAAATGGAAAGAATAAATAAAGTTAAAACATCTAAAGAATTAATGATTAAAAGATTTAAAGATTCTTTATTAGGTGGTTTAAGATTATTTGGTGAAAAAGACCCTAAAAAAGATATTTGGAGAAGTACAGCAGGTACATTTAAATTAGGTACTACTAAATCTACACCAGTAGAAATTGATGAAGAAATTATTGATAAGAAATATAAATCTTTAACTATTAAAGATAGAGTTTCTTATGAAGAATTAGCTAAAATAGTAGAAGCTACAGGAAAAGTATTTGAAACTAAAGTAGAAGTATTAAAAACTCCAATTAAAGAGCTGTTACAAGCTGGTGAGTTAATTGAAGGTGCTAGAATAAATGAAAAATTTAGTTTAAGTATTAAATAAATTAATGAATAGGTTTATATATAATATTGAGGTTTACTCTAACTTTTTTTCAGCCAGTATTGAAGATTTTAGTACTAATGAACAAAGATTATTTGAAATATCTTATAGAAGAAATGATTTAAAAGAAATAGTAGAATTATTTAAAAGTAAAGACACTCATTATGTAATAGGTTTTAACAATATAAACTATGATGATATAATAATTAATTATTTAATAAAAAACTATAATAGATTTTCTAACGCTTCAACAAATACTATCAATAAAGAATTAAAAACTTTAAATGATAAAATGACAGAAGATAGTGATACTGAAATGAAATATGGTTTTAAGAAAAATTTTGATTTTTATAAAAAATATAAATATGGTTTTCCACCTATAAGTATTGATTTATTTCTTTATTGGAGTAAAATGCTTAGAATTTCTAAAAAGTTATCATTAAATACTTTAGCTTGTAACATTAATTATCCTGATATAACTGAACAACCAATAGATGTAGATAAATATTTAGATTTTGATGAAATGGATATAATATTCAATCATGGAACTAGAAATATGAAGATTACTAAAATATTAGCTAATTTAATGGTTGGAGAAATAAATTTAAGATTAGCAGCACATAGAAAATATGGTTTTCATTGTTATAGTTGGGATTCTGTTAAATTAGGTTTAAATGTATTAGTTAAAAGATATTGTGATAGAACAGGTTTAGAAGAATCAGTAGTTAAAGATTTAAGAACACATAATTCAATAGTTCATTTAAAAGATATTATTTTTGATGTTATAAAATTTGATAAACCAAAAAATGATTTAGATTTAAAACTTTATACTTATACTTTAAAAAGTAAACAACATTCACAATATAAGAATTTTTATGCTTTATTAGAACATTTAAAAACTTTATCAGTAACAAGTACAAATGAATTATCATTTGAAGTTATGTTTAAAGGTTTAAGATATGATATCAAGAGCGGTGGATTACACAGTTATCATAAAGCAGAAATTGTTGAACAAGAAGAAGGATTTATATATGAGGACGTTGATGTCAGTAGCTACTACCCAAGTTTAGGTGCTGAATGGAAAGTTGTTCCTAAACATTTAGGTAATGAATTTGCAGAAGAATTAAATAATATAAAAAATGAAAGATTAAAACTTAAACGTGAAGGTTTAGGTAAATCAGCAGAAGCAAACTTATTAAAATTAGCGTTAAATGGAGGATTTTTTGGGAATTTAAATTCTGAATACACTTGTATGTACGACTGGTCAAAAACTTTAATGATAACTATTAATGGACAATTATTTCTTTTAATGTTATGTGAAAAACTTGCTAATATAGGTGTTATAATAGATATGTGTAACACTGATGGTGTTACTATTAAATATAAACAAGAACTTAAAGAACAAGTTAAACAAATAATTAAAGAGTGGGAAACTATTAGTAAAATGGAAATGGAATCTGTTATTTACAAAAAAGTAATTAGAAACAATATTAATAATTATTTAGCAGTAGATGATAAAGGTAAATATAAAGAAAAAGGTTATTTTATAAGTAAACCTTTAGATGATGTATTTATGGAATTATCACGTTCACATGATTTTACAATTATATCAATAGCTTTAAGAGAATATTTTATTAATAATATACCGTTTGAAACAACTATTAAAAATCATACAGATATATATGATTTTTGTGCTTGTTATAAAGTAGATAAATCTTATAAAGTATTCTGGAATGGTTTCAGACAACAAAGGTTAAACAGGTTTTATGTTTCAAACAAAGGAGCATATTTATATAAAGAAAAACCTTCAAGTAAAGAACCAGAAAATATGTTAAAAGGTTTTGCTGTTAAAATATTTAATAAATATGAAGATTTAAGAAATTTTCAAATTTATAATACAGAAGATGGTGAAGTAGATTTAACAGAACAATCAGAACTTTTAAGATATTATGATATAAATTATGATTATTATATAATAAAATGTAGAGAAATACAAAATGAATTTGAATCAAAACAAATACAATTATTATGATACAAAATATAGAAGATAGTGAATATTTTAACAGAACTTATTATAAAGTTATAAATTTTGATACAAAAGAAGTTATTCATGAAAAAGAATTTTTAACAAAAATAGCTAATATGTTAGGTATTAAAAGTAATACTATTGTTAGAAATAGTAGAAGTAAAAAAGGTTATTATACTCATGGAAAAACTAAAACAAATTTAAAATTTATAAAAATAGAATAAAATGACAATAATAGAACAAATAAATAATAAAAAATTTAATATTCAACTTAAAGGTTTTAAAGCTGAATATGTTATTTTAAATCCAGTAACAGAAAGAAATATTTTTATAAATGAAGAATTAGCTAAAAATTTAGATTTAGGAGAATATTTAGGTATGGCAGTAATATTAAGTAGAGATGTACAAATAGGTGAAATAATAATAGGAGTATAAAATTATGTTACAATACAATATAAAAGATAAGAGTTTTAATGAAGAAGAAAAAATAAATCCAAATACAATAATACTTGTATGGTGTAATCAAAGTGAAAAACATATTTTAACTTATGTAGATTCACATTATGAAACTATTTGTTTACATAATGAAGATGAAAATCATGATAAAATAGCAGCAGATTTATTTAAATTACAAGATATAAGATTTAAAGAATTTGTAGATTTTTTTTATAGAAAATACTAATTAAATAAAAATGATAGCAGTAATTAAATACAAAATAAAAGATAAAAATCAAGAATTACATATTTTTCAAGATAGTAATCCAGAAAGTCCTGATGATTGGGAAAATGATGAAATATTTTTAGTATATAAACATAAAGATTTTACAATTAATAGAGATGGTTTTATTTGTAAAGAAATTTATAATTATTTAAATTATTTAGAATCTATTGAAGATAAAAATAAATTTAATTACAAAGAAGTTATAGAAAAATGGGAATACAATAAAGGTGTTAATTATTCAGAATATCATATTTTTACTGTATATGCTCATATTCATGGAGGAGTTAGTTTAAGTTTAAATCACAATGGAGATAGATGGGACACAAGTAGTACAGGATTTATTTTAATTAAAAAAGATTTATTAAAAGGTAGTTCTAAAAATGAAGAAAATTTAACAGAAGAAGAAGCTAGAACTAATTATGTAGAAAATTTAATTAAAACTTGGAATCAATATTTATCAGGAGAAGTTTATGGGTTTAAAGTATTTGAACAAGTTGAAACTTATACTATAACAAAAGAAAATTTAGATAATATCAGTTCTGAAAATAATTTTATAAATAAAAGTGAATTAATAGCAGAAAGTACAAAAAACATTGAATTAGAAGAAATTGATAGTTGTTGGGGTTTTTATGGTAGTGATTACGAACATATATTTGACCATTTAAGTTTAAAATTAGAAGAATTGGAGGAAATTAAATGATATTAGACCAAATAAAAAATATATTAGAAACATTTGAAAAAACAATAGTTGATAAAAAAGGTGATTTTGCTAAAGGTTATAAAACAGCTTATGGTTTATATATTGCAGGTTTAATGCAATATCCTAATTTAAATATTCATTTAGAAAATAAAAAATTAGTATTAGAAAATGAAGATTTACATTATGAAATAATAGCTTTAAAAGAAAAATTAAATAAACAAACTATTCAAATAAATCAATTTGAAGAAACTATAGGTTATAAAGATAAAACTAATATTAAAAAAGATTTAGCTACAAATATAAAAGGTTTGTTAGCAGTAGGAAACTTTGAAGAAATAGAAAAATTATTAAAAAAATGGGGAGCTTAAAATTATGAAAACATGTTTAAATTGTAAAACACCAAAAGAGTGTATAGCTGATGAATGTTGTGAAATTGAAGAACTTGATAAATATGATGATTCACAACAAAATGATAAATTGGACTTTGAAAGTGAAGATAATAGTTTAGATTTTAAAGATGAAGATTTATTTGATGGTTCTGATAGTATTGATTTTATAGATTTTGATGATATTGATGATGAAGATGATGAAGAATGGTAATATCAGAACAATGGGATAAAATCCTAAAAAATGAATTTGTGAGTACCTATTTTAAAAATATAGGTACTCATTTATATAAAGAAAGAGAACGTGGTTGTAAAATAGAACCAGTAAATAAAGATTATTTTAAAGCATTAAAATTAACAGAATGGAAAGATATTAAAGTAGTTATAATTGATAAAGAACCACATATTACAGGACAAGCTGATGGATTAGCTATTAGTTGTAATGAAGAAAATTTATCAGTACCTTTAACTACATTAAATATATTAAATGCTATTGAAGAAAGTGTTTATGATGGTTTTAGATTACAAGATTGGGATTTAACTAGACTAGCTGAACAAGGAGTTTTACTGCTTAATAAGTCTTTGAGTGTTGAAAAAAACAAATCTGGTAGTCATAAGTCTATTGGTTGGGAAAAGTTTATTCAAGCCCTTCTTTTATCTTTAGAAGCAAAAGAAAATACTGTTATTTATTTACTTCTAGGAAAAGAAGTGGTAAATCTTAAACAGTATATTAATTCAAAAAAAGCAATAATTATTGAATTAGAACACCCTAGTATAACATTTTATGAAAAAAGAAAATGGATATACAACGATTGTTTTAATCAAATAAACAAAATATTATTAGAAACAAATCAAAAAGAAATAAAATGGTAGATAAAGTTGAAAAAAAATCTGTTCGTGAAAAGAATTATCATAGATATAAAGAATTATTACAACTTCAACAAAGTCAATCAGAATATATGTTGACATTAGAAAGAAGAATACTTGAATTAGAAATATTAAATAGAATTGTTAATAAAAATGTAAAAATAACAGGTAAATTTACTTCTAATAATAATGAAAAACAACGTATTTTTGAAAAATTAATAGTAGAAACTTGTAAAGTTTGGGGTATTGAAATAAATCAATTATTTGGTAAATTAAGAGAAACTCATACAGTATCAGCTAGATATACAATAATGCACATATTAACAACAAGAAATGCTTATCAACCATCTGAAATAGTAAATTTATTTAAAAGTAAAAAATATTCTATTAATAGAACTTTAGTTTATAATGGTAATACAAAAATAAATAACTATTTTGAAACTATTAATGATATTTTTTCAAAAAGAGTTACTGATAATTACAATATTATTGTAAATAATTATATGTTATAACAAATAAAATAATAAAATGATAGGAAATAAAAAAATATGGTATCAATCAGAAGAACATTTAATTTCTGAATTTAATAGATACCAAAAAGAAAATATTAAATTAGAAGCTGTAAAAAATTTTTATATGTTAAATTCTATAGGTTTAAAAGAATCTAAAGAATGGATAGATGAAAATTGGAGTGATAATTTAGGAGAAAAAGTATTAAGTTTTTATAATAATAAAGAATATGTTACTAATTCATTTGTAGCAACAAACGATGGTAAATTAAATCTTAATATAAAAATTAATAAAAATATTACTGAAAGCGGTATAGATGAATTGATAGAACAATTATCTATACAAATAATAGAATTTGTAAAAAGTTAAAAAAATGAAAAATAAAAATTTTGTAATACCAAAAACCTATTTTATAGGAGCAACATCATTAAATATAGATAATTTAATACAATATTTAACTGATACTGACCAATTTGAATTTGTTGATGAAATTAATCAAAGTATAAAAGAAGGTTTAAATGAAGGAGAAATACTTTGTTCTTTTTATGCTAAATTATGTTATGCTAGTTTAACTAATAAGAAAAATAAAAATATTAGTAAAGTTAGAGCTATACATGATAATATTATTAGTACAATTGATTCACAACATGGAAGTGTTTTTGAACATTGTAATTTAAATTTTGTAGTAACTGATTGTAGTAGAGTGTTTACACATGAATTAGTAAGACATAGGGTAGGAACTGCATTTAGTCAAACAAGTGGTAGATATGTTAGAAATGATGTATTAAAATTAGTAGTTGACCCTATATTAGAACCAGTTTATGATGAAATAGAAGAAATAAGAAAATCTATTGAAAATCAATATAAAATCATTGAAGAAAAACTAGGATTAGATAGCATGACTGATTTTTCTAAAAAGAAAAAATATACATCTGCGATGAGAAGAATTATGCCTAATGGTCAATCTAATGAAATAGGTTTTAGTGTTAATTTAAGAACATTAAGACAAACTATTGAAGCTAGAACATCAATTCATGCTGAATGGGAAATTAGAGTTATATTTAATCAAATATATTATTTAGTTAAAGATAAATATCCTGCTATATTTGCAGATGCTAAAATAGAAATGTTAGAAGGGCAAGGACAAATTACATTTAAAAATAAAAAAATATAATGATAATAGCAATTAGCGGTAAAATAGGAAGTGGTAAAGATACTGTAGGTAAAATTATACAGTATTTAACAAGAGATTATGTTTATATTGATTATTCATTTGAGCAGTATTTTAATTTAAATACAACTAAAACTTTTCAAATAAAAAAATTTGCAGATACTTTAAAAGACATAGTTTGTTTATTAATTGGTTGTACTAGAGAACAATTAGAAGATAATGATTTTAAAAATAGTAAATTAGGAAAAGAATGGAAACAAAAATATATTCAACTAAAAGTTAAAAATGGAATTTATACTTATGTTTGGAATAAAGAGTTTGAAGAAAGATTAAAATATAAAAACAGAGAATATATTATTGTAGAAGATACTGAACTATTAACTGTAAGAAAAATGTTACAATTAGTTGGTACAGATTGTATGAGAAATATACTTAATGAAAATGTTTGGGTTAATAGTTTAATGAATGAGTATAAAGTTACTTACAAGTACAGACTTGTTAATCCAATGGATAGAGAATGTAGTCCTGAAGAAAGAGTTCCTAATAGTGAAACTTATCCTAATTGGATTATAACCGATACTAGATTTGAAAACGAATTAGAAGCAATTAAAAGTAGAGGTGGAATTAGCATTAGAGTTAATAGGCTTTTATCAGAAGGTAATAGACCTTATGTAGAATTACATCCTAGTGAAACAGCTTTAGATAATGCTGAATTTAATTATATAATTGATAATAATGGTACTATTGAAGAATTAATAGAAAAAGTTAAAGTTATACTTATTAAAGAAAAAATAATATGATACCAAAAAAATGTATAAATAATAATTGTAATGAAGTATTATATGTAAAAAAAATGAATTACATTTACTTTTACAATGTCAAAAATGTATTGATAAAAAAGAATTAGTTAATGAAAATAATAAAATATCAAAAAACTAAAACAATTATATGTAAAGAAAATGGTAGAAGTGCAGATTATACATCAGCTAATTTTATATTAGGTTGTGCTAATACACAATCAAATGAATATGATAATCCTTGTAGTTATTGTTATGTTGCTAGATTTGGTAGAAAATTAATTTATATTAACACAAATACAGATGAAATATTAAATCAATGTGATTTAGCTATAAAAGATGAAATTTTTCCTAAAAAACCAAATCAAATAGATGATACTTATTATTATGTAGATATTTCATGTGATACAGATATAAACTATATGTGGAAACATTATAATTGGTTTTATGTATTTAATTATTTTAAAAATCATCCTAAATTAGCTGCTACATTTGCAACTAAATGGGTAAATAACAAATTACTAGATTACGAACCTAATAATAAAATTAGAGTTAGAATGAGTTTAATGCCAGAAATTATAAGACAAATTTTAGAAAAAGGTACAAGCCCAATTATTAATAGAATTAAGTTTTTAGAAAAATTATATAAAGCTGGATATTCAACACATATAAACTTTAGTCCTATTATATATCAACCTAATTGGATAGAAGATTACAAAGAGTTGTTTAAAATAATTAATAATGAAGTATCAGATGATTTTAAAAAACAATGTGGATTAGAATGTATATTTTTAACACATAATGAAAATCTACATAATATTAATTTAAGTAAAAATATAGAACAACCAGAATTATTACTTTGGACACCTAATATACAAGAAACTAAAGTAAGTTTATATGGTGGTAACAATGTTAGATACAAATACAATTTAAAATACAAATTAGTTAATGAATTTACTAATTTAGTAAAATCAGATTTAAATATACCTATAAGGTATATATTTTAAAAAAAAAATAACATGAAAATAGATACTATTATAAATGATTCTAACAACAAATTTCCAAAAATGATGGTAAATAAAACGATGGACAATCTTATTGTTTTATTTATAGAACCACAAAGAGGGATGGTTATAAGTAAAAGACCAGACCACAATTTTGGTTATTATGAAGAAATGTGGAATATGAATGATTTTCAAGATTTTACAGGAGAAGTAAAATTAACACAATAAAAAAAACAGCTAATCTTAATTGATTAGCTGTTTTTTATCATTTTTACTCCCAATATTTATCATCAAATACAATTGATAAATCTTTTACTATTTCATTTCCTACAGGAAACATTTTACCTAATTGTTTTATAGGTTTATTTTTTTTCATCATTTCTTCTGAATTTGTTAAAACACCTATTGATTGACCTATAAAATCATTTCCTAATTTAACACCATCTGTTAATACTGACATAATAGGTGCTGGTTTATTAATAATTGTATTAATTGAACTAGGTACTATAAAAAATGATAATTCATTATACATTCTATCTGCTACTTTATTTGCAAATTTATTAAAACCTGTTTTTTTATCATCATCATCTCCACCATTCATTAACATTATTAAACCTAAAACTCCTAATATAGTTTTTAATTCTAACAAAGTAGCTTTTATATTACCTTTTTCTAAAGCTATATATCTTATTTTAGCTTCTGCTTCATTAGCACTGTTTTTAAGATATTTTTGTTTAACTTCTTCATCTAATAATTCCCATTTATTACCTAATATTTCTTCAATATTATTACCAATATCACCAAATTGTTTTAAGAGTTCAAATGAATTTTTAGCTATATTATCAATTAAAAATTGTCCAAATGATATAAACTTACCTTTTTCAAATTCTTCTAAATTATTATTATATTTTAATGTTCCTCCTCTTTCTTCTATCATTCTAGGCATCCAACCTCTGAACTGCATTAATATTCTACCTAATATAGATTGATTTACTAATCTAATATCATACATTGGTGAAGCACCTATTATTTTTTGACTAACTGATAAAGCTTTTCTTCTAAAATTTAAATATTCAGTATTATCTTTATTATCAGTTATACCTTTAATTACTAAATTATCACCATTTAACTCCATACTATCTAGTATAGATTTAGTTCCTTCTGGTAATAATCTTAAATTTTTAATTTTACCATCAATATTTATACCATGTGATTGCATTAAAGATATAAGAACTGTATTATGAATTAAAGTATCACCTCCTTTTTGTAAAGCGTATATTTTATCATAAGTAAAAAATCTATCCATAGCATTAACAGATAAAGCATTTGCTTTATTAAAACCTTCCATATCTCCTAATATATCAAAATATCTTATAGCAGTCATAACTTTAACATCACCAAGTTTTCCTGCTGTAAATAATTTAGAAGCTTTTAAAAATTGTTTTTTATTATAATGAATACCTTTTTCTCCTTCATATAATCCATTTAAATAACCACCACCAATATTAGCTGTAGCTGAAATAACATTTAAACCTAAAGATTTAGCAGATAAATAAGATTGAATTTTTTGAATAAACTTAGCTAAACTAACATTCATTTCATATTCTTCTGTTTCTTGTTTACCATCTTTCATTTTAGGTGTACCATCTTCATTAAATAATTTTTTAGTTCTAGTTTTTTTAAATGCTACATCATCAGTAATTTGTATATTATATAAAGCTTGGTTCATAAAACCTATAAAAGCTGCTAATGTTTTAGTATCATCTGCTTTTATTATTTCAAATTCTCCTTTTTCATTATTGAACATTTTCTTTCCTAAAGCACTTGTTCTAAAAAATTTCTGCTGTTGTAAAGCCTGTTTTAAAATATGTACTGAATCTTCTATTTCTCCTAAATGTTCTGCATCTAAAGCTGCTTTAGTCCATAAAGCTAATACTTTACCTAAATCAGTTGAAGCTTCTTTACCTATTTTATTATTATAAGGAACTGCTATTTTATAATCTGGATTTCCTGTTAATGAATTTAATTCACCATAACTACCTTGTTGTGAAGTTGATACTTCATTCCAAAATTTATCTGTAAAATTATAATTATTATCTTTTACTGCTTCAAACATTGATTGCACTACTTGTGGTATAAATTTAGCATCATAATCTAATCCTAGTTTTTTTCTACTTTCTTGTACAGTTTCAATAAAATAATCATAAAAAGCTTTTAAATCTGGATTAGATTGTATTTTTTTATAATCTTCATTTAATTCTAAAGTTTTATCATTTAATTTAAGATACCTATTATTTTTATTTATTAAAGCATATTCTGATTTTCTTACATCAAATTGTTTTTCTAATGTATCTAACAATTGTTGAATTTTTTTATCACTATCAGCATAATTTTTATATTTTTCTGTATAAAAAGCTTTATCATTAGCAACTCTTTCATTATATTTAAGTTCATCAAATATTAAATTTTTACGCAATGTAATATAATCTTTATCTTCTCTTGCTTTTTGAATTTTATCTCTACTAGCTTTACTAAACATATCTAATAATACAATATTATTATATTTATCTCGTTTAATAAAAATTTCAAAAGCTTTATTAGGGTCTATACCATTAGATTTAGCGTATTCTAAAACACCATTTGATAATTTACTTATTTTTGTTAAAGCTTCTTCATATTTTACTTTTGAATCATCTTTAGCTTTTATTACTAATTTATATAAAGCTTTTATATAAGGATTATCAATTGTTGAAAAATAACTTAAAGTTTTATTCCACCAACTAATATCTTTTTGAGGAATATTAACATCTTCCACACCTGTAAGTTCAGCTATTTTTTCAGCACTTTTATTTAATTCTACTAAATAAGCACTTTCTAAATCATCTACTTTATGTTTAAAATCACTAATTTTACTATCAATATTTTCTTTATCTGTGTTTTTATTTTTATAATCACTAAAATTTAAGTTTTTATAAAAAGCTAATAAATCACCTATTTCTGATATATTTTCATCAGATATATTTTCTATTGCTAAATCTATTTCACTAATAGCTTCATCAAAAAAACTATCTAATTGTTTAGTAAGAATTATTTTTTTAATAGCTTCATTAATATCTTTAAGTCTAGCTTGTTTGTTTAAATCAGCTTTTGAATCACCAGAAGTTTGTCTTTTCCTTATTCTCTCTTTAGTAGCCAATAAACCATCTAGTATAGAATTTACTGTTTTATCATCTGTTTTATTAGTTTCTAGTGGTATTCTATTTAAATATAATTTATCTTTATCATAATTTAAATTACCAACTTCAATACTAGCTATAGTGTAATTTTGACTAGCTTTATCAAAACCTACATTAACACTCATAGGTAATATATATCCGTTTATAGGTACATTTATACCATATTCTTCTTGTAAAATAGTTTTAATACCTTGTAATTGTTTAGTGTATTTTTTCTTTTTGTAAGGTTTTATTTCTTCATCAATTACAACACCATTAACTTTAGTAAATTCAACAAATTTATAATCTAATATATCTATTTTAACTTTACCATTTTCATCATAAATTATAACAACGTCTGGTGTGCCAGCTAATTTTTTATCTTTTGTTCCAATAGGAGTTTCTATTATAAATTTAGTACCTTTAGGATAACTATTAATTAAATTTTTAACATATTTATTTATTTCATATCTAGTATCTTCATCTGTAAATAATTCTCTAGCTGTCTTTATTTCACCGTTTAATTGTTCTACTTGTCTAATAAAAGAATTTTGAAAATCTTTATGTGCTTTTGTACCATTTTCTTTTAAAAAGTTATCTCTTATTTTTTCTTTAGTTGTTCTATCTGGAAACTGTTCATTTTTAGAAATACTTTCAGTTAAACTTTCTTTAAATTCCACACCTTCTTCTGTATATTTATGAGTTGATTCTTCTAATACTATATTTCTACTTTTAATAGCTTCATAATAAGCATCAATTTGTTCTTGAATAGGTTTATCAGCTAATTGTAACATTTCTTCATTACTATTAATATTACTTAAATTTAAATCATTAGTATCACCAAATAATAATTTCATAGCAGCTAAATCATATTCATTAACTTCTATTTTATTAAATAAATTTTTTAAATAAGCTAAAACTTTATTCCACCATCTACTTACTCTATTAACATCATTAGTTATTTCATTATATTGATTTTCTGTTAATTTAGTACCTTCTTTATATTGTTTTAATAAAGTTTGTACTATCATTTGAGTTATAGCTTCTTCTCTAAATTGAGTTTCAGTAGTATATTTATGAGCATAATTTTCTTTTACTGTATTATAAATAGGTTGATTTACAATATCATTAAACATAGATTTATATAAAGGTGTTCCACGCATCATCCAAGTTAAAAAATGTACTGTTTCTTCTGTAAAAGTATCATAACCTAATTTACCTTTAACTAAATCAATAACAGCTTTCATATTAGATTGTGTAAATTTAGCTACAGCATTATAATCTAATAGATTTCCATCTCTATCAACAGCATCAACTATATTAACATTAATACCTAATTTATCACAAAATTGTTG